TCCCGCCAGCACAAGGGGGGAGCACCGGCGGGACCTAAGCGAGTGCGGTCACTGGGGGGAGGAACGCACCCGCCTGAAAGCGAGGCTACGCGGTGGACGGGACGAGACCCGGCGGCTGCGTCCCCCTAGTCCCCTGACGCAGCCGCCGGGTGTCAAGAATTTACACACGCGTAAGCGACGTAATGGGGATTATTGCTCGCGTGAGAGCCGTGTCACATCAACGACAATGAGGCATCGTCGACCTCACCCGCGGTTGCCCCCTGAGGCCCCTGCCCAACCGCCGGACTCTTAAGGTATAGCCCCTTCGGCAAAAGAAATCCAGTCCCTTGGACGTCGTTGACGACGCTAAACAACTACATCTAGCTAACGATCCCTGGGCGCTCCGCGGCTTGTCGAGCACTGACCTTACCGATTGCCCGAGGACCCAGATACGCAGTCAGGCCCCCTCGAAAGGGGGCCTGACATGTGTGGCAGGTACAGGATTCGAACCTGTGTAGGCGTTAGCCGACGGATTTACAGTCCGGGTCGTACCGTCCCGGGGTGTCCAGCCGTGTTCAGCCTGCACCACTTGAGCTGCAATTTCGTCTCACCGTGTTCCGTCACGACGCAACGCGACTCGCACGGGTTGTGACAACGCCGTGACAACCCCAGGCGCTAGAAACCGCGGCGCTCCGGTCGGCCCCGGCAATAGACTCGCCGCATGGGGGACGTGAGCAGTTTGCTTCTCAAGGTGGTCGGCACGCTCGCCGTGGTGGGGTTCGTACACCCGTCCTACTGGTGGCTGGCCGGCGCAGTCGCCGTCGGATGGTTCGGATACCGGGGTTATCTCATCGCCGCGGCGGAGTGGCGCGAGGATCTGACCGAAAAGCAACAGCTGATCGCCGACGCCGACCGCCAGCACGCCCAGGTGCTCGCCGGCGACGAACGCGGCGTCTACGGCCACTACCCGCCCGCGGCCTGACGATGAATCGGGCCATCGACGTCATCGACTCGGAGTTGCGGCTGGTCGCCGACATTCGCCAGGCATGTCGTGAGCAGGGCTGGCCGACGCCGACGACCGACCGTGCCGATGAACTACTCGACGAACGGGTCTCGGCGCACCCGGCTCGGCAGCTACCAGCTCTCGAATAGCGTGATCACTCGACTACCACCCTTCGTTGAGCCGCACGTCGACTCACCCGCGCAGTAAGCCGGGATTGACGATCGTGATGCCAAGCACGACCAACGCTGCGGCGCCGAAGAGCATTAGGCCCCCGATCCACGTCTTATAGCCGGGCACGAGGGGGACGAATCGATCGGCCCAGCCGCCATCCACCACGACTGCGTTTCGGCTCTGCTGGAACGGGAGACCATGCACTGATTGCCTTCGAGGCCAGTGCGCCTGTTCGTAATGCTCGAGCCAGCGTGCGTCGTGGATCTCCGCCTGGCGGTGTCGCGCCATCAAGGTGGTCGTCACGTATGTGACAACCAGCGATAGCAGGCAGGCGACGATGCGTGAGGCCTGTCGGCTGTCGCCGCCCAGGGCGATCGTGAACAGGAAGGCTTGTGCTGTGAGGCTGAGCAATGGGACCTGCCAGATGAGGTTGTCCCACTGCAGGCGTCTTGCTGCCACCACTGTGTAAACGACGTGGTCCGCCGACTGAGCGTTCGCCAGCGACGATGGGTTCGTACTCCCCTTGTTCTGAATGAACACCGTTCCCCCGATGCGGCTATATGCGGCGCGCGACCTGCAGCCCGCGTGGGGTGCAGCTTAGAGAGTGTCGCGCAGCTTCTCATCTGATGCCGCCGCCATCCGCTGGCAGACTGGTGCCAGTCTGATGAGGCATCCCGACATCGCGCCCATGCTGGCGACACTCGGACGGCCCCCCGCTCAGTACGCCGACTTCGCCGTGGAGGCGAAGTACGACGGACAGCGGGGCATGGCCGTGGTCGACCGTGGCCAGGTGATGTTGCTCAGTCGCAACGGCGCCGACATCACCCTCACATTCCCCGAGATCACCGCAGCGCTCCCCTGCGTCGTGGCGGGCCGCCGCACGGTGCTCGACGGTGAGATCGTCGCGCTCGACGAGACCGGTGTGCCGTCCTTCGAACGGCTGCAGCGGCGGTGGCCGCAGAACCGCCGACCGAGCGCCGAGCTGCTGCGTCAGGTGCCGGTCCAGTTCTTCGCTTTCGACGTGCTGCGCTCCCAAGGCCAGGACGTCACCCATGAGCCGTACGCCCAGCGCCGTCAGCACCTGCTCGAGCTGACCGCCGAGTGCACCACGACGTCGGTCATGCGAGCACCGGGCAGCTTCACCGACGTCGACCCGGCCGCGGTGCTCGAGTCCGCTGCCGAACTGAACCTCGAGGGCATCGTGTGCAAGCACCTCGACTCGCCCTACATGCCCGGTCAACGATCCCGCGATTGGATCAAGACGCCGCTGCGTCAGCGCGGTGAATTCGTCGTCGGCGGCTGGCTGCCCGGCATCGGCGCGAACCGACACAACGTGGCTGCGGTACTCGTCGGTGCCCACAACGCGGAGGGCCGGCTGCAGTTCTGCGGGGTGGTCGGGGCCGGGATGAGCGCGCGGGAAAGTCGTCGGCTCACCGCGGTATTGCCGAAGCTGGCGCGCGCAACATCGCCGTTCAAGTCACTTCCGAAGGATGTAGCCCGGTGGGCGCTGTGGGCGACGCCGGTGCTCGTCGGCGACGTCGAATACCGGGAATTCAATCGCGGGGCTCTTCGCCATCCATCGTGGAAAGGGCTGAGGATCGACATCGCGGCCGACACAGTCGCACTGAGCGATCCGACCAGCCGCCAGGAGCCGGAGTGACGCCCGGCATTCAACGAATTACGCTGACGCGGTCCGTCGAGTCGGCCGACGGAGAGCGCGCGTTCGCGTATCCCGGGACGGAACTCTGGTGGGTCGAGTGGACCGTGCTCTCCCGCGGCAAGCACTACACGCACCGGCACTCGCATTTCACCGAGGGGGCGGCGCGGCGCCACGTCCACGGGCTGTTGCAGCGCCGACCAACTGGTACGGCGGTTGAGGACGTGTTCGAAGACTAGGTCTAGGACGGCGGAACCGCCGGTGCCCCCGGTGCGCTCTGCTGCACTCTGAGCGGCGGGGCCTCACCTGTAATGCCCAGCACGCTGGCGTCATTGGCGAACGCTACGAAGTGTGGCCATAGGTCGTGTCCATGCTGGTCGTTGCGGAGATGGTAGAAATTGCACTGCCGGGCAGCCTTATAGGTGCGCACTGCTGTCTTGCCCCAGATCTCGAACGCATCCTTCTTCGGGATGTGCCCCTTCTGGTGCATGTAACTCACGAGTTCGAACCACGCCATGGCGTGATTGGCTTTGCGCCAGTCCTCCGAACTGACGTCACTCGGGTCAGTCCCCATTTCGCACCACTCGAAGAGTAGCTGGCGGCCGTACTGGCGATCCGGTTCGAGCATCTTGTCGTAAAGCTCGACGAAGAGTTCGCGCTTCTTCGACCTGCGCGTGTAGACGAATCCCGCCGTACTCACCAGCAGCGATAAGACAGCGATGGTGATCGGAAGGTACGACGGAATCCCCTGAGCCCCCTGCACCCCGTCAGCATAAGCAAATAGCTGGGACGGTCCGCCCCCACCTAGACGTTCCGCACACCCGCCGCGCCGTGCAGGATGCGGCACGACGAGCCGAGTGGCGGACGGTAGGCCGTCTGATTGCACTCGACGCAAGTCCACGTCAGATGCCCGCCGCCGCAGAGCTGATTGCCGAAGAGCACCTGGCCGCCGGGCCCCATCGAGTGGCCGTCCGGGCAGTGGGTCGGCGCAGTCACCGCCCAGCCCGTGCTGATCCGAACGAGATCGCCACACCGCTCATGTGGAGAAAGTACCCTCTCCAGCGGGGAGGGAATATGGAACGCTACTTCAGCGAAATCCGGGCGGCAGTCGACGGGCGCTTATGGACACTCGCGGTCATGGGGGTGTTAGCGATCCCAGACATCTGCGGCGCCCTTGGTAGCCCCGACGGCCGAGCCACGGGAGCGAGATTCAGGAATTGGGTGACGTCCAATCTGGGTGAGCGGTACCCAGAGCTAGACGCCGACGAGATCTATCAAATGCGATGCAGCATGTTGCACCAGGGCATTACGGCTACCCGCAGCTACACACGAACCATCTTCGTAGTGCCGGATGGCAGAGGAAATGTCATGCATAACAATATCGTTGACGATGCGTATCAGCTTGACTTGGTCACCTTCGCCAGCGACGTGATTAACGCCGCGGAAACGTGGCTAGCCACGCACTCGAATGACGACGCAGTGCGGGCGAACCTTGAGCGAACGGTGAGGTACTACCCGACCGGCTTGCCTCCTTACATCGGCGGGATGGGCCTAGTCACATAGGCGCTGGAACCCGTCTATGCGAGTCCTTCGACTGTCGACTCGCATTCCGCGGCGTACAGCTCGGCGTCGGCACGCTCCGCGTCGGTGAAGGCGGGCATGCCGAACGGGTTCCTCGGAGGCCGGACGATGAGCGTCAGCTCAGCGAGAGCGGCCGGACCGCGGGACGGCTCTGACGACTCGACATGTCCGACACGGTGGGAACGTAGCACTCACGCACGACAAACCGCCCGCGCCGAGCCGAGGCCGGGTGGGGGCGGTTCGTGGCGCCGATGTGCGGGGCGCAAACCTAGTGCGGCTCAGTGATAGTCGTCGTCGAAGTCGAAGTCGTCGTTGCCGTTACCGACTTGGTCATCGTCTTGATCGTTGTCATTCCAGGCATCGATATGGGCGTTGTTCGTGTCCTGAATGCCCTGCTGAATGTCGATCATGCTTGGACCCGCCGATCCGCAGAGGTTGACCCTGGCGGCAGCCTGGTAATCCTCCGAGCCTGCCGGAGCCGGCAAGCCCGCCCGGTCAGACTCGCAGAGCAAGTAGCCCAGCTTCAGCGCGAGCGTCACATGCTCCTGGTCCAGGGTCATGCCGTTTGTCGCGTTCACCTGTTGCAGGTACGCGACTTCGTTGTCGACACCGGCTGGGCCCGCCGCCGCCATCGGCGCCGCAAAAACCGCAACTCCGACTGCCATCGCGCCAGCTGCTGCAACGACTCCAGCCACACTTCGATACCGCTTCATCCATCCCCCCCGGGTTAACACGCTTGTGCGTGACCCACGCATAGTCGCAGCATGACGGCCAAGATCACAAGCATTGCAGCTTTGCTGCCTGGGTCCATTGGATTCTCCGGGCTCAAGTGGAGAGCCGTGCCGCGTGATGGCGACCTGTCCTTCCGCACGACTTCGGCGTCGTCACGATTACGGACGAGCCAGGCGTTCACCGCGCCAACGACCGAAGCGATGTACTGCGGGTGCGACTACTCCTCGACCGACGCCTTGTCCCGTTCTCGCGCGCGACGTCGTCGGTCCCCACGCTGCTCATGCCACAGCGACGCCACCATCGCGAGGTAGGCCAGGGCGCCGAGGCTGTAGATCAGGAAGCGGATCTGCTGCCGGAACGGGTACTCCGTGTCGCCCCACACCGACGCGACGATCTGCCACAGCACCATCGGCAGCACGACCGCCTTGGCGAAGAAGATCCGCCCGATGTGATTGGCCCGCCAATTCGATCGGAGCCCGTACAGCAGCACGAAGGCTGTTGTGAGGGTAGCGATGTACACCAGCGACACGTTCGCCGCGATCCGGTAGTCGATGTCGAGCCACCCGTCGACCAGGAACGTGACGGCAATCCCCGCCAGTCCGACCGCATACACCCAGCGCATCAACGTCCCCCCATAGCGTTCTGTAACAGCTCTGTCCAGCCGTTCTTGTCGAGTTCTCGGCGTAGTGCCGCCGTAGCGTGGCGGGATTGATCGGCGAGCTTCTTCGCGTGTTCGAGCCGCTTCTCGGCTTCCCGGTCCTGGCGCTCGGGGCTTTCGCGGCGCGCCCAGTGCCACATCAGTGCTCGCCCCCCTTGACGGTGAGGGTCTCTCGTAGTGCGGCGAGGATGCGAGTGGTGGCGTCTTCGGTCGCGTTCTTCTCCGAGATGGCCCTACTCAGGGTTTCGATTGCGTCGGCATCCTTGACCGCGCGCGCATCGAGTCGGCTCACCACGTCGCGGTGATAGCGCCCGATGACGATCCACTCACGGGTCAGTGCCACGAAGAGCAGCACGCCCATGAAGACGACGACGCCGACGACGCCGAAGCTGTTCCACGCCTCTGGCGACCAGGCGGGGATAATCACGCGGCCACCCTGGCCTGGTCGACGATGCGCTGAAGCCGCATCGTCGCTAGCTGCTCAAGGTGCCGAATGCCGAACTCGTAGTACGTCATCCCGGTGCCGGGGCACTGGTCGACGTGGTACCTCACGTGAGGACCCGTGCCCTTCGCGAAGAACATGCCCGCCTTGAGCATCGCGTTGATCGCCGCAGGGATCTCGATCCACGGGTTGGTGAACAGCTCGCCGAACTGCTCGACCAGGCCGTCGACGCCGCCGATCCGCTTGAACACCAGCAGGAAGATCGCCCGCTGGAACTCCCCCGCGTTGCCCTTCGCGCGGGCGGTGTACATGTCGCCCTTCGCGGCCATGTGGATCAGGCCGGGCTCGGTGGCCGTCTCGAGCGTCGGGTCCAGGCCGCCGGTGCCGGGGTTGACGTTGCCCGCGTAGGAGTCGTCGGGGCGCATCGGGTTGCCGAACGTGACCCCGCCGAGGATGGTCACCTCGCGACGAGCCTTGCCCGCGCGGATACGGTTGCGGACGCGGCCGGCGCAGATCGAACCCTGGCTGTAGTCGATCATCACGAGGGGGCCGGGCACGATGAACGGGTCGTCGATGAACCGGTTGATCTCGCGCTCCCCGGCGTCGGCGCTGTCGTCCATCGGCACCGCGATCGCCGGGTAGTTCCCGACCGGCTTCCACCGGTAGAGGTGCAGCAGCCGTCGCGCCATGTCGGCGGGATAGCCGATGCCGAACGGGTCAGGCTGGCCGGTGCCGTGCGTGGTGATCAGCGACGGCAGCAGGCCGAGGCGATGCAGATCGTCATCGCTGACGCGGCCTGTGGGTTCCTGGCCGGTGCGGCGCTGGTACTCCCGTTGCACGCCTTGCTCGTCGTACCCGAAGTACCGATCGTTCTTGAGCCGCTTGCCGTCGCGACCCAACGCGTAGGCCGGGAACCGCGTGAGCATCGTCGCGGTCCAGGCTCCGGTCATCAGCCCCGACGAACCCAGGTCGAGGCTCATCGGAAGGTGAACCGGCCCAGCAGATCCTCTGCCGCTTGGGCCCCCGCGTTCACCGCCCCAGCCGCCGCGCCGCCGACAACGGGAAGGTTCCCGAGCACGCCGGTGATCACGTCCGTACTGGCCTTCACTGCCGCCTCGCCACGACTGAGTTCTTGACTCGCGACGTCACGGAGGATCTTGATCTGCTCCAGCGCCGGGACTGCGGGGAGGACCGGAGCCTCGGTGAAGGTTCCGTTGTTGAGCTGCTTCTTGGTGCGGAACGATGCGACAGCGGTAGCCGCCGCACCGATGAACGCCGCGCCAGTCGTGCCCACGGCGCCCAGGCTTGCGGCCTGCTCGGCGGTGATCATCCCGAACGTGCCGGCCACAGCAACCAGGCCGAGCAGAGCCGAGACGACGGTGTAGGACTTCTGGATCGCAGGGGCCTTCGGGTCGGCGGGGCCGAGGGTCTGAATCTGGGGGTAGAGCGTCTGGTCGGACATGATTTCTCCTAGGTGGTGGGGATGGCTGCGCGGATGAAATCGGGGTGGGCGGCGGCGATCTCGTCGAACACGTCGCGGGCCTGCTTGATCGCTGCCGGGGTCTTGACGCGGCCTTGGCCGCTGGCGGCGCGGGCCACGCGCCGGATCGAGTCGGCGTCGCCTTCGCGTGCGAGCTTCTCGACATAGGGCTCATGGGGGCCGTGGGCGTCGAACGCGGCGATCATCACGGGGATCGGCACGTCGGGCTCGCCCGGGTTGGCGTAGATGGACATCGACGGCACGGACAGCGTCATGAGTTCCTCCCAAGGGTCGAGGGCTGGTGGATCGAGCAGACGGTCGCCCTCGGTTTGGGCGCGGTCGTAGTAGAGCTGGCGGTCGGCGATCCCGTTGGTGCCACCGTTGATAGCTCGGGTGGCGCTGATCATGTCGCGCTCGTCGGCGTAGAGATTGAGCTTCGGACGGGCGATGGTCCAGTAGTAGGTGACGACGGCGAAGGCGTTCTCGTCGGTCTCCATCTGCTCGGGATGGTCGACGAACCACAGTGGCGTGGGACACTTCCCGCGCGAGTACATCCACTTCGAGAAGGCTGTGACGTTGGCGCGGCCGGTGAGTTGGACGAAGCCGCGGCCGCGGAACCGACGCCCGTCGCCGGGCTGGTTATTGCCGAGGTCGTCGCGACCCTCGTAGGCGGCGCCGTCGGCGATCTCGCGCTTGTAGTAGAGCGCGCCCGACTCGTGGAACATCTGGCCGAACCACATCGCCCGGCGGTTGACGCTGTGACAACCACAGTCCGCCAGGCACATTCGCAGCAGGGGCAGCAGTTCGTTGTAGCGAGCCAACGTCATTCGGCTCGGGCGGCCAGCGATGCGCCACAGCACCTCGGCGACGAGCCCGCCCGTGACGCTGAGCGGGGGCGGTGGGGTGACCGGACCCGCCGGGGTGATGAACAGGCCGAGCGAGCGCAGGGTGACCGGACCGGCAACGCCGTCCGCCTCCAGTCCCTTGCTGCGCTGGTAGGCGATGACGGCTGCCTCGGTCTGGGGTCCGAACTCGCCGTCGGCGGGCACCCCGAGCTTGCGCTGGAGTTCAACGACGCGCGGGCCGACGTTCTCGAAGTTGCGTCCGAGGTAGATCGCGCCGCCGAGCTGCGGCGGGGCGACCGGCGGAGTTCCGTCCTCGCTGATCGGGCCGGGAAGGTAGAACCAGTCGTTGGCGTAGCTGTCGTAGAACGAGCGGGCCTTGCTACCGGTGACCGCACCGCCGACGCCGTAGGAACCGCCACGCGACTCCATGCGGACGCCGTCGAGTTCGCCCCACATGTGCGAGCGCGCACCGCCTCCGGGGCCGTGGTGCAGTGCGACCTTGACTGGGGCGTTCGCGGGTACGGCTGCGGCGCTGGCGGCGCGGATGAGACCGAACGGGCCGCGCGCACCGGGACCGCCGACGTAGCGGTAGGACTCGGTCGTCGATCCTTCGGACTCACGGCCCCAGCGGACCGCGCCCGTCGTAGCGGCGGCGAGGATGTCATTCCACAGGCCCGAGCAGTCGGTGCCCTGCTTCAGGTTGAGCGGCGACCACATGCCGCCGTAGACGTACGGGTTGCCCAAGCGGTCGAAGAACACGCGCTTGGCGTGTTCGAGGTGCGCGCGGTAGACGGTCACTACTCTCCTAGAAGCTGATGTTCAGGTCGTCATCGACTAGGCCGAAGTACAGGGCGACCGCGCCGACGACGGCGGCCAGGGCGATGCCAGCGGCACTGCCACCGGCGAGGGCGAGGGCGTAGGACTTCACAGCGCCACGCAGAGGATTAGCGCGATGAGCAGCGGCACCGAGGCGTAGGCGCCAACGAGCGCCCACGGGAAGGGGCGCTCCACATACCACCAACGGTTCTGATACCAACGGGTCACGACGCGCCTACACTTCCTTCGCATGGGGGGACCGCTCAAAAAGCTCATTCACACGTTGCTTGTGAAACTTGACGTTGACGCCACGTGCAAGTGGGAGCACTTCGTCGACGGCCCTGACTCGCCGCGCCTGACGTGCGGGAACCCGGCGGATTGCTTGATCACCGACCCTCGGTGTGGCCACAGCACCACGGTGTGTGCACACTGCTGTGAGTTGGCCAGGACGGCTCGGTGGTGGTGGTGCCGCGACTGTGGCATGGCCACCAGCACCCGCGGGGTTCCGTTCAAGGTGTGGCAACCGCGGTAGATCAGGCGGCACGCCAAGGCGAATGGATCGGCATGATTTTCGCCCCAACCTTCTGACCCGTAGTAGCCATGTCGTCCAACGCGGCGATAGCGTCGGTCACGTCCGAGTCTGAGACGCTCGTGCCGCCAGCCGGGATGACAACGAACTGAGAGTCTGTGTCGCGGCCGTTCATGGCGGCCCACGCTTCGCCGTCCTCGATCGTCGGCGCAGTCCCATGCAACATCACCGTCTCGGGACGCAACGCAATCACGTTGCGGGACGACACCAACCCGGCAGGGTCGATCGATGAGTAGCGGTACCCCCCACGCGCGTCGTAGTAGATGTTGCGCCGCAGTGTGAGGTCGTTACCGGTCCCCCACCCGTAATTGAGCACATGGACCCGCACATCTGTGTCGCTGCGGTAATCGGATCCCCACCCGTACCCCGCGAACAAGTTGGTGTTGTACTCCGACACGCAATTGATGAACCCTGGGCCCGTGGGGCGCCGCCAATACTCTTCGGACTGGGCGTTGCGGTACACCAGGTTTCGTCGCCACGTGATGTTCGTGAAGGTGGATGGTGCACCGTCCGCGCCGCCTTGGATGGACCAGGCGGTGTCGTAGCAGTCACGAAGGACGTTGTGCTCGCAGTGAACGTCGGCCGAGTTGTTCCACACGTTGATGCCGTTGCCATACCGGGTGGTGCCCGACAGATATGAGCCGCCGACTTCACCGATCTCGCAGCCGATGATTCGAATGCGGGTGGACTGGCCTTCCCCGGGGGCGCGGACACCGCATGCGCCGTGACCGAGGATGGCTAGGTTTCGTAGTTCAACTCCGGAGCGGCCGATCCACCCGTCGCCGTCCACGGTGCATCGGACGTCGGCGGCGAGGGTGGTTGGCTTCGCCGAGGACCGGACGTACAAGGTGGTGCCGGTTGAGTAGAAGTCCCATTGCTGGGTGAGGCTGGCGAGGGACGCTTTCTTGGCTCCGTAGAGGACCTCGTCGACCTTCAGGAACCCAACGTCCCCGTCGCCTTGGGCGGAGTTGTAGCCCGTGTACGTGACTCCGTGGTTGGCGGCGGAGTAGTCGACCTTCCAGGTGTCGGCGTCTTCCTGCACCCATCCGGAGGCGGTGTTGAGAATCTTGTAGCCAGAGATGACGGGCGCCGACCCGGTGCCGTAAGCGCCGATCTTCAGCCACCCCGGGTTCGCGGGGTTGATCGTTGAGGGGGTGCGGAGCAGGCCATGGAAGGTGTCTCCGCGGCGGAGGAAAACGCGGTTGTTCAGCCCCACACCGCCGGCGAATGCTGTGTTGAGACGGGTCAGTGTTGCCCAAGGGGAGGTGAGAGTTCCGTCGTTTGAATCGTTCCCGGCTGCTGACAGGTAGTAGTCGGTCACGTTGCGATGTTCCCGTCGAGCACCCACTCATCGGTGGCCCGCTTCCGCAGCGTGGCGACGCCGTACTGACCTGAGATTTTCGTTGCGCCGCCGAGACTGCGGATCGTCACGCTGGCGCCGGGTGTGACTGTCACCTGCCCGGCTCCGAGTTGGCACAGCTCAATGGCGGTGCCTACGGGGAATGCGACCGTGGAGTTCGGCGGAACCGTCAGCGCGACGGCCGCAGCGTTGTTCAGCTCCAGCACCTTTGATTCGTCGGCCAGCACCAGCGTGTAGGAGGTGCCGGTTTGGAGGTTCACAGTCCGTCGCGCCAAAGCAACTGGGACGCCGTTCTCCATGAGGCGTCCGGCGTTCTTGGTGGCCATGTTCCAACCGATGTCGGTTGCAGACCCCGACGCCAACATGCGTACCGCCGCAGCGGCCGACGCCCACACCGCCAGAGTAGGAGTCGACCCCTTTGGGGTGAACGCAATATTCACAGTGGCGTCGGCGCCCAATGCCGTCAAACCTGGCGACGTGCCGGCGGCGCCGCTATCGATGCGTAGGTAGTTCACCGCCGAGGCAGCGGGATTCAACGCCAAAAGTTGATTGCTGCTGGCGTCGAAGATTCCCGTGGTGATCTTGGGTGATGGCAGGGTCTTGTTGGTCAGCGAGGCGACTGCGGTGCGGAATGCCTCGATGGCAGCGGCGACGCCCACGGCAATTGCGCTGTCGGTCTCGGCGATGCTGTAAGCGCCGACGTCGGAAGGCGTGGGCGGTGTGGTGTCGATGTCGTAGGTGTCGACGGGGTTCCCGTCCATCGTGAGGCCCGTGAAGAGCAGCGGCGAGATGTCGACACGGCCGACCTCTTCGCCCTGCACATAGGAGACCAGCTCGCCGTCTTCGAGTTGAACGTCGTCGACAGGGAGCCCGTCCGGCCCGCGCGCGATGCCCTGCCCCGCAGCACTGGGCACGGGCAGCACGTTGGCCAGCGGCACCTCGACGTCGGTGGATGGTGCGTCGAAGGTGGTGCCGTTCACCTTGACCGGACGCCCCAGTGGGTCAGCCAGGTCGAAGATGATCTCGTAGGGCAGCCGCGTCAGATTCAGCACGGGATCGTTGGCCCACACGCGCATCCCGGGAGTTCCGCCGGGCTTGTTCTTCAGCACGCCGTCGGTGTCGAGGTATCCCTCGAAGACGCGGATCGAGTATCCCTTGCCGTCGGACCCGAGTGCCGCGGCGCCGTCGCGAAACTTCGCGCGTGCGTAGACGGGTCCGATGGCCGGCAGAGTGCCGATGTCGCCGTTCTCGTCCTCGGTGTCGTTGACGACGTGCTCGTAGGTCAGTGTGCAGTTGATCGGCATCAGCCCTCGACCTCCGTGCCGTAGGTTGCGGTGTATTCGTCCTGGGTGAGCACGCTGATCGCACCGTTGATGACGACCTTCCAGTCGCCGATCCGTGCTTCGACGGGCTTCTCCAGCCTGTTCATGGGGGCCGGCGGCAGGGTTGCCTGAAGGCTCCATCCGACGTCGCCATTGGGGTCGGTGTCGAAGGTCGCGGCGGTGATGCTGCCGACGTACCCGGCGGCCTTGAGCTGCTTCAGTAGCGCCCACAGCTCGTCTTCGGAGTCGATCTGATCAGCTGTCGCTTCGATCGTGATGGACGGCATGTGCACTCCTACGCGGCTGCGAGACGGTCGTTGGCGGTGAAGCTCTGAATGGACGGTGGGGGGTTCTGCACGAACGCGAAGCCCACGAACTGGGTGCCGGACTTCATCACGAACGCCGTGTGCAGGAAGTCAGGCCCGAGGTTCGAGAGGGTGCCCGAGTCGTCGGTGACGGTGATGATGGCGTCGGAGTTGCAGTAGAGGATGAACTCGCGGTCGTCGACGTCAGTGCCGGCCTTGAAGGTCCACCGATCGCCAGCGGCGTTGCGGCCGGGTGCGGTGTCCAGGCTGGTGTAGACGCCGGCCACGACCTTCCCGATGCTGCAGCCCTCACGGGAGAACCGTGCCTCGACGTAGTTGGTCAGGGTCGCGTCGGCGCGCAGGATGAGCCGCAGGTGGGTCGGGTTGGTGATGGTCGGGAACTTGGCGTTCTGGACGACCGCGACGGCCTGGTAGTCCGTGTGCAGCGGGGTGTTGTGCAAGACGATGCACCCGCGAGCGTCACCGCCGAGTGCGTCCCAATAGGCGTTGCCGTCGGCGATCTTCACCGTCCCCGCGCTACCGCTGAAGTAGCTCAGCGTGTAGTCGGGACCGATGTCAGACCCAGCGCGGTTGAACGTGTCGTCGATCAGCACGCCGCCAGGAACGTTGCCCTGCGCCAACTTCGCCTCGAGCTGCGCGACGCCGACGTTCGCGTGATCAGCCGACTCCTGCGCGCCCTCGCCGGTCGCCTGCGCCGCGTCGGTCTTGTCCTTGATGACGCCGAAGATCTGGCCGAAGTACTCCAGCGCATCACCCGCGGGTGGCCCGATGATCGGTATCAGGTCGAGGACGTTGACGATGATCGTGATGAGGTCGCGGATGGGCTGCAGGATCTGGTCGGGCAGCAGCACGTCGGCCCAGTGCTGAAGCTGGTTGATCAGCGGCCCCGGGAGGACGACACCGACGATCGCCAGGACGACCTTCTTGAGCACCGCCTCGATGAGGCCGGTGAACATTTTCCCGATGCGACCGACGTCGGGCATCGTCGCGCCGGGCTGATTCGGAAACCCGTGGATGTCCTCGTTGGTGCCCTCGGCCCAATCGGGTGGCTCGCTCACGGAACCGGGACGACTCGGGCCTGCATGCGGGTGGCGGCCGCGCTGCTCTGGTAGGTCGCCGTGCCGCCCTGCTTTTCGGTGCGCAGGTAGATCGTCACGCCCGCGTTCGCCGCCAGCGTCACGTTCGAGACCGCCGCAGCGGCACCAGCAGCGAGTGCACTGTCGTCCAGGCCACCGATCAGCGCGAGACGGTCGGTGAGCCCGCCGAGACCCACGCAGCGGCCCACGACAGCGCCGTCGGTCGCGCTGAGCCGTGCCACGAGGTCGACCTGGGCGTCGATGCCCGACGCCGTGATGACGGTGCCGCCGTCGACCTCGACGCGGTAGGGGAAGCCGTAGGTGTTGGCGGGGATGTTGATCTGCTGGACCGTGAACCCGCCCGTGGTGCCCGCCGGTGCCGAGGCAGCCGCCGACGTCGGGTAGTGGATGCCGCCGACCCTCTGCGGCACCAACTCGAAGCCGTTGGCGCCGGAGTTGACCTGCAGCATGCGCTTGTAGGCCGGCGAGCCGAACGACGACGGGTTGAGCACGCTTGCACCGTCTTGACCGGGCGGGCCCTTGCGCTGCGTGGCCACGACCTTGAGGATCTGGCGCGTCGTCTCGGTGGCGGGGGCGAGTTCGACGATCTGGTAGCTATCAGGGGTCGGGTCGTCGTGCTCGAGGATCGTCACGTCGGGCGTCGTGACGAATACCGCGCCGAGGCCCGGGTCGCCCTTGACGAGGAACGGGAAGTTCGCGTGGGCGACGCCGCCGGGAGGTGCCGCGAGGAGCATGACCGGCTTGCTCGGGTCGAACGGGTACTCGAACTCGATCAGACCCTCCCACCGGAACTTCTGCTTACCGGTGACGGGGTCGGTGACTACCTGCGCATACTGTGGCATTCGATTGCCTCCCTCACGAATTGGGGGCCAGTGAGGCCACGTTGATAGCTTCTTGCGCCGCGGTGATGAGTCGTTCGTGCCGGGCGATCGGCGGTTCGTCGGCCTGGCCGTCACCGATCTGGGCGAGAATGACGCGCTCGGCCGGCGTGATGCGCCACATGATGTTCTCGACGTAGTCGGTGACCATGCGGGTGCGGTCCATGTAGACCAGCGAGAAGAGCATCCCTCGCCAGAAATCCTTGCCGAGCGTGTAGATCTCGCCGTTGCGGAACGTGGCCACGACCGACGTCCAGCCGCGGCTCTCCCAGATCACCTTGAGGAAGGTGAACAGCGCCTGGATGTTGTAAGGCGGTGAGCCGGTCGCGTGGAACCGGGTGATCGCCGGGTGGTACGGGCCGACCTCGACGCGCTTCTCGAACAGGTCGAGCTGTTGGAACGCGAAGAACGAATCGTTTAGGAAGCCCGCCAGCAAGTCCGATGGGATGCCGGTGAACCCCAGGAAGATCATGGCGATGTCGATGATGTAGGCGTAGAACGCATTCATCAGGTCGTTCAACCACTTTGGGCTCTTGCCGCCGATGATGTGCCGCCAGCCGGTCGGCGAGTGGTCGGTGATCTCGCACGTCAGCAAGCCGCCCTTCTTGCCCGGTGCGGCCAGCTCGAGCATCGTCCAGGGCGCGATGAAGTTGACGCCGAAGATGGGCGCGACGTACACGCCCTCCATGCCCTCGGCCTGTTTCAGAATCCCCGCCACGTTGCCGAACAGCGCGCCGGTGAGGTCGACGGTCGTGCGGATGGCCGAGTCCAGCACGGTCTTCGTCGGGCCCTCGATGTTCGAGTAGTCCTTCACGCGGATGACGTACGTGGGCCGCACCAGGTTGGCCCAGCGGTCGGGCTGCGGGTCGCCGGGCTTCCACAGGTCGACGTCGACGGTGATGCCGTAGGGCTTGGTCCCCTCAGTGATGACGGAGCCGCAGGTCTCCATGCGAACGGTTCTGCCCCACAACGGCGAACCATCGAGGAACGGGTTGCTGCGCACGACGTACATCGGCGTCTTGGTCATCTGGAACAGCGAGTCGAGCGTGAGGCCGCCGTTGGTGATCAGCGTGCCGAACCACGTGCGGAAGTCAGGGTTGAGCGACGCCGCGTTGTCGATGAAGTCGAACAGCCCGAGCTGCAGCCGTAGCGCGCACTCGGTGATCATGTTCTCGATACAGGTCACCATGGGGCCAAAGAAGATGGCGTGCGAGAACGGCTGAACCTGCAACGGTAACCACCAGGTCGGGATGATGACCAGGTAGTTGAGGATGTCCCAAATGCCCTTCAGCTCAGCGGTACTGGTGTACTCGCCTTGCTCGTCGAGCTTGTATATGTGCTTCTTGACGTAGAACGAGAACCGCACGCCGGCGGTCTCCACGGTCATGCCGACCATGGTCTTGCGGCAGGCCATCATCTTGCCGATGTGCGGCGAGACGCCCGTCTGCTTGACCATCGCCGAGGGTGTGTTGTTGCGCGGGTCGGTACCGGACGCCTCGATGAGGTGCTTGCCTAGCTCGCCGTCCTCGTTCCACCACTTGTCGTGCAGGGTGAAGATCCACTCGGGGTCGAGTGCGGCCTGCTTGTCGGCGAGCGCGCGCGCCGCGCGGGCCACCTCGGTTGGGCTGCCGGTGGCGATCGCCGCGTTCCACCGCTCCAACTCCGTCTGCCGCGCCGCGGTGTCGCGCTCTCTCCAGCGCACCAACTCGCCCACTAGAACGGCAGCCTTCGACGCGGTGTGCCGGCGGCGATGATCTTCGTGGCAGCGTTGCCGCCCTCGACGACCACCTTCACGTGGTACGGCTGTGCGGGCTTGCCGGGTGACTTGGGTGGGATCGCCGCTGCGGTCGAGAAGCGGCCCGTCAGCAGCGAGTACACGTTGCCCTGTGGTGCCCGGATGCCGAACTGCGATTCGATCTGCTGGCCGAACGGGGTGCCCGAGATGCCAACGACGTCGAACAGCTTGTCGAGTGCCGACTGGAAGAGGTTCAACTCCTGGGGCGTCGGCGGCACCGTCGTCAAGTCCTGCACCGTGCGGTCCTCAGGATCGGTGCGCAGGAACATCACCTGGTTGGGCAGGATCGGCCCGAACTCGACCCAGTCCTCGGACCCGGGGCCGTTGTAGACCTTCACCTTCTTGGCAGGGCCGAAAAGCGTGAGGTCGTCGTACATGTCCTGGTCGCCGATGTTGACGCGCTCGAGGAACCCCTCTTGGTCGACCAGAGCGTTGTCACCCGCGGTGATCTTGCGGATCGACGCTGGGGTGGATTGCGTGATGAGCGCGCCGCCGGCGCGCATGCCCGCGCTGATGCCGCGGTTGGCCGCACCCAGCGGTGACGGGCCGCCGGCTTTCTCGGTGTGGTTCCAGATCGGCAGGCCGTTGCGCTGCACCTGGAACCGTCGCTCGTTGCCGTCGAATCCTGCGATGGCGGTGTACTTCTCGCCCGGGAATGACGGCAGGTTGGGCCACACCGCCATGGTGGCCTCAACGAAGTTGTTGAACCGGGACAACTCGACGGAGAACGGGCCAATGCTGACGCGGACGCCGCTGCCGTTCCAGGTGCCGTCGACGTTGCGGCCGACGCGCAACCAGATGTGGTCTTCGGCGCCGTCGGGGAATGTGAACTCCTGAAACGACCCCAGCTCGATGGTGACGACCTGGTTGTTGGTGTCGGTCTGGAAGTTCTTGTAGGGCCCGAACATCACCGACCGGCCCTGGGTAGTGATCGGGTCGTCGGGGTCGTCGACCCACTTCGCCTCGCCGCCCGACGCGTGCGGGTAGCCGCCGCCGGATCCGCCGTAGTAGTACAGCGGCCAGTTCGGGCCGAGGTCGGTCGCGGTGTTCGTGCCGAACGTCTCGACCATGCTCTCGTAGGCAAACTCGAACATGTCGACGTCGGGCTTGGTGCGCCAGTACCCGTCGTCGGCCTGCAGCATCAGGTCGACGGCCTGGAACCGCTGCTGGGCTCCCGACATGGCGCCGGGCAGCGTCTTCATCCACCGCATGTCGGCCCACCAGTGGCCCATGGAGTTCGTCCAGAAGTGCAGCCGTGAGGTCTTCTTCGGGTGCAGCGACCCGGTCAGATGATCGATCACCCGGCGCAGGTGCTCGCCGTCGCGGGCCCGGGCGACGGCGTTGATCGTGACTTCGGTGGCCTCGCCGAGCGAGGTGACGAACGTGACGCCGTCCTGCGTGGCGCCCTTCTGCTGGATGATCTTCCACGGCGCGATCAGCCCCTTGAGGCCGTTCTTCTTGATGTGCACCGACTCTGGGCGGGTGTGGTCGATGATCGACGCGCCGCCCATGAGGTCGATGTGCACCGTCTCGTCGAACGAGGTCAGCCACAGCGACGGGATTCTGCCCTTGAGGATGTGATAGGCGCCGTGCGGCGTGAGCGGGCCGGCCGGATAGCGGACGAGCGGCGTGGGACCGGTCATCAGTGCCCCGGCCCGGCGTTCGCGGCCTGCTGGTGGAACTGAATGGCCCGCGCGGTGCCGTCATCAGTCTGGGCGGCGGTCGTGACGTTGATGTTGGTGTCGCCGCCCTTCTGACCAACCGGTGCGGGCGCCGCTCCGCCGGGCGGAACGGGAGCCTGCTGCGGCTCGCCGCCCTTACCGCCCGCCATGTTCGGCTTCGCAGGCTTTGCGCCCGACAGGCCGCCAACGAGCTTTGAGAACCACGAGTTGGCGGCCAGCGGGGAGCCGGCGGGTAGCACGGTCTGGGCGACTGCGTCCACGCCGATCGCGGCGGCCTGGGCGCCGAACTGGATGGTGCGGTTGGCGACCTTCAGCGCGAGACTGGAGCCGGGCGCAACCATGTCTGCGGCCATCCCGGCCGCACCCATGAGGTCGCCGCCCAGGCCGATCCCTTGACCGCCGGGGGTCGCGGCAGGCGTGACGCCAGTACCCATTCCGGGAGTGCCCGCAGCGGCGCCGACGCCAGGGGTCGGACCGAGACCCGAACCCGCCGACGCGCCGACCCCGCCACCGAGAGGCGCGGGGCCGATGTTCGGCGCCAGCTTCGGACCCGCGATGCCACCGAAGCCTTCGCCCGACGGCGCCGACGTCGGCAGTCCGGCGCCAGGGGGGAACCAACCCGGGCCGCCGGTCGGGCGCGGCGAGTTGACCGTGATGCCGTCGGCTGCGGTCGACCCGTTGGTGATGACCTCCCAGGCGCCGAGGCCCTGCGGCTTGGTCCCGTTGTAGCCGGTGAACGCGGTGCGGTCGGCGACGGCGATCTGCTGCTCACGCGTGGCCTCGTGCGGCATCTTCGCGAACTCCTGGCCACCGAACGCATTCCACGTCGACGGGGAGAACTGCAGACCGCCGTAGTGTCCGCTTCCGCCGGTGTCGGCGTTCGCCCAGTTGCCGCTCGATTCCTTGGCCGCGATCTTGTCCCAGAAGGTGTCTGCGGCCGCGCTGACGGCGGGTGTTGCTGCACCACCGAACAATGCCGTCGCGGCGGTGCCCATGTCGCCGCCGCCGGGCATGTTGACGACGAACACGGGAGTCGCACCGCTGGCGCTCGCGAAGCCCGCCCTGGCCGTGGGCGCCATGACCGCACCGCCGGTCCCGCCCTTGCCGTCGAAGTGCGCGTCGATGTGGTCCTGATGGCCGGGCGTAGTGAACCCGGTCTTGCCGCCAGTGCCGGGGTACACGCCCTGGTCGCGCCAGATGGTGTACTCCAGCCCGAGCGCTTCGGCGTTCGACTGCAGGTAGTCGCGGATCTGATCGCCGAGGGCCTTCTGGTCAGGGCCGATGGGGATGTCGATCGACAGACCGGCGTCGTGAGTGTTCTTCGCCGTGTTGTTGTCGCGACTGCCGCCAATGGTGCCGCGGATCTGATCGCCGAACATCTGCTGCACCAGCGCGGCGGCCTGGCGGGACTGCGGTCCCGATGGCACGCTGCCGGTGTCCTTCAGAATCGAGGGCATGACGCTGGCCGACGGCATCGCCGTGGTCGCGCCGCTGAAGTAGTCCATCGACGTCGGCGACGCCGTGCTGCTGGAGGCGACCGCAGTGCCGTCAGCAGTGAAGTACTTCTGATTGAACAGGCCGGGGGCCACTCCACCGTTGGCGGCGAGGGCCATGGCACCGGCCTGCAGCGAGGGGCTCGATCCGATCGCACTACCCATCGCGAGGTTGCCGAACGTCTTGACGAGGTTCTCGACGAACCCGGGGATCCCCTTGGACAGGCCGAAGTCCTCATCGATCGACGTGAACACCGAGTTGATGTCGCCCGCGGCTTGCTTGATCTTCCCGGTACGGGCCTGGAGCGCGTCGTACTCGGCCGCGTGCACCGCGCGCTCCTGCTCCTGCAGATCGTTGCGCGTGGTCAGCAACTCCTGTTGCGTCGCATTGCCCTTCGCCTCGAGCACCTGCAGCGCCAAGCGCTTCTGCTCGAGGCCGTTGGTCGCGGTGATGAGCTTCGAGTCCGTCTCGAATACCTTCTCCATGTCGGCGCCGGCCACCGGTGCGGGCAGCTTCGCGAGCGGGTCGCCGATCGTGTACTTCGACGGGTCGATGAACGGGGTGATCTCCGCGCCGCTACCGCCAACAGGCTCGGTGATGACCGGATCCGAGTAGCCGCTGAGAGCCACGGGATCAGTCGGCTTGATGATCGGATCGGGGACACCCGACACGTCGTCCTTGCGAGCCAACGTGTCCGGTGAGATCGAACCGGAACGCGGGCTGAGATTGCCAGCCTCGCGCGATCCGGCGGGACGGGTCGCCTGATCGCCGGGAAGTCCGCTCGCGTTGGGAAGTCCGCCGGATTCGCGGGTGCCGGCGGGGCGGTTGAGCTGCTCCTGTGGAATGCCCGGTGCGGTGGGCGCCGGCTTGCCTTCGCCGAAGATGTTGCGGTCGACCCAGTCTCGCGCGTTCTTGCCCCACTGGTCGGGGGTGTTCGAGTGGTTGATGTCCCGCAGCGCCGGGTTGCTGTCGACCGCCGCCTCGATCTGCTTGCCGATCTCGATGCCGATCGCCGGGATGACGATCATCGACAGGGCCTTGCTGATCCCGGCTGCGGCGGTCGTCGCCTTGGCGGGGAGCAGGCCGAGCGCGTTGCTGACGTTCGCGAGGTTGGCCAGGAGCATGACCGGGCCCTGCATCGTCTTCCATGCGACGAACGCAGTGACGACCGCCTCGGCGCCACCGGGGATGCTGTTGATGACCGCGAGGCCGTCGCGGATGATCGGCAACCAGACGTTCGCCGCTGAAACGCCCGCGCTGAAAACGCCGGCCAGCACGGGGCCCGCGGTCGTGGCGACGTCCTTCAGCTGAGTCAGCAGGTCGCGACCCTGCGCGAAGTAGTCCCGCAGCTTCGACTGGCCCTCGGTCGAGTTCAGGAAGATCTGCAACCTGCCGGTCGCCGACTCCAGCGTGCCCAGTAGGCCCGTGCCGCCGCCCGCTGCTTCAGTGAGCGCTGTGAAGGTCTTGCCGATGTTCAGCGCCGTGTTGCCGAGTTGCGTGAAGCCGGTGAGCCCTTGGTCGATCCACTTGTCGAGTCGGCCATCACCGTCGGCCGCGGTGATGAACGCGTTGAAGCGATCCGCGACGTTGCCCACTGCGGTCGCCAGGCGCGGCAGCGAGTCCGAGCCCGCGGCCGTCAGTGTGCCGATGGCGTTGACGGCCGGGTCGATCGCCGCGGTGAGCTTCGACTGTGCGTCGGCGGTGCTGCCGAAGATGCGATCGAGGAACCCGACCGAGGACTCCGAGCCCAGCGAGTTCATCGCCTGCAGCAGGTTCTGGTTGATGCCCTGCGAGATGCCGTCGACACCGCGGGTCACCGACGGCAGCAGGTTGCCCGCCATATCCCGCAGGCCGCCCGAGACGCCCTCGAACATGTTGCCGGAGCCCAGTGCGCGTAGATCGTTGAAGGTGCCCCGCATGCCAACGGCGGTCTTCACGACTTCGGCCTGCGCGGGCGCGAGGTCGGCGAGCGCCTGGTTCGCTGCCTCAACCGACGCCTTCGTGCCGTCGGAAGCCTTCGCGACCGCGGTGATCGCGTCGCCCATGCCGTACATGCCCAGCGCACCGACGCCCACGGAGGCTGCGATGCCAGCGAAGATGCCCGGCACCGCGAAGCCGGCGCCGGCCAGCTGCTGCATCGCCCCGGCCACGTCGGTGATCGCAGTCGCCGCAGCAGGCAGCAGGCCAATGCCCGCGAGGCCGAGGTTGAGCTTCAGGCCCGAACCGAGGCTGGCGCCGAGGCCGTCGAACTTCGCCCTGATCCCGTCGAGATCGGTACCGGTCTGCCGATAGGCGTCCCCGGCCTCACGGATCGCCCGTGCCTTGTCCCGCTCGGCCCGCGACACTGCGGTGGCCGATGCGACCAGCTGGTTGTTGATCCGCGTCTGCGCCAGCTTGAGTCGGTTCAGATCCTCGGTCGCCTTGGCCACCGCATCGCTGTCTGCGGCTTCGGTCTTGAGCAGTTCCAGGCGCTTCGCCTCGGACGCCGCGACGGCATCGTTGATCGCCTTCGACCGCTCGAGCTGCGTGGCTCGCTTGGTCTCGGCGATCGTGATCTTGTCGAGCTGATCGGCGACCTTGTCGGCGGCCGCGCGCACCTTCGAGTCGCGCTCGACCGCCCGCGCGAAGTTCCCCATGAAGCCGGAACCCGAACTGGTTCCTGCCCGCTCGAAGTAGCCCTTCGCCTCCTCGGCGGCCCGGCGTCCAGAGGCATCGTCGAACCGGGACTTGACGTCAATGAAAACAGACACGGTTCACCACCTCTCGATTAGGGCTAATCGCCGAATAGGTTGTCGTACAGGTCTTCCAAGGAGTCGTCGCCGTACAGCTCGGCCTCCTCCTTGAGTTCCTTCAGGCGTTCTCGGAAGCTGACCGGCGACTCGAATGGCGTGAACTTGGTGTCATCGCCTTCGCCGCCGTGAACTTGGGCATAGGACGCCCGCAGCTTGGCGGTCTCCTCATGTGTCGCGGCGGCGATCTCCATCGCAGGCGGCCAGTCACCGTCACGCAGTGACCACGTCTTGAACTCGGACTCGTCGGGTAGACGCCAGAGGATGTTGAGCAACAGGCGGCTCGACAACTTCAGTCGGCCGTGCTCGTCGCGGGTGCCCTGATGCCAATCAGCGATGCTGATCGGCGCGGGCAGGTTCAGAAGGTCGAACTCGATCTGCGCTGGCCAGCGCCGCCAGATCTGAAGTGCGTCAGCCGCTTTTCGAGTCGTCGGCGACCCGCTTCATGAACTCGCGCTGCATCCGCGAGAGCGTCAGGCGGAACTCGCTCGATCGGCCACCGAGTTCGAAGTACCGCTTGGCCGCCTCCTCGCCGAGGTTGGCCTTCACGCGCCGCGCCCAGTAGTTGGGCTTCACCAACTCGCCGCCCTTCATGTGCGGCTCGATGAGGACGCGCTCGGTCAGTGGCTCGCCGGTCTTCGGGTCGATCACCACCTCGTTGGTGATCGCGTTGCGGATCACCACCGTCTCGTGGTCGAAGGTGCGCAGTTCGGCCTGGACTTCGTCGAGCGCCTCCTGCTGCTCTTCGCTCAGCAGGTTCTCGTTGGTGACGGTGAACGTCTCGCCGCCGACGGTGATCGTTGCGTGCTGCGCGAAGCCGAAGTACTCGGCGAGCTGCTCGCGGCCGGCCTCCTCGGCCTCGGGAGTGACCGGCGGGAGCTTCGGCTGCGAATCGGGTTCGGACATGGGCTATCTCCTTCTGCGGTGGGCTAAGAGTGGGCTAGACCCAGCGGGACGCGCGCTAGCCCAACGCGCGCCCCGCTGGGGCTCTGTTACGACGTGACGGGTGCGATCGCGAAGGTGCCCGGCGTGGCGAGCGACGCTCCCGAACCCGTGATCGGCAGGCCACCGGGGGTGGTCACCGTGTAGGGGCCACCCGCGGAACCCGTGACGGTCCAGTCCGCCGCGGTGTAGCCGTCGTCGAGGGCGACCAGCGCCGCCTTCACCGCGGCCGACGTCGCGTTGTACGGGAGGGGGTCGGTCGTCTTGCCCTTGAACGTCAGCGTGAACGTGCCCGACGCCTGGGTGCCCAGCGTGGTCAGGTACTGCGAGGTGGGCGAGCCCCGCCACGCGCGCCACGCCGAGCCGTCGATCCACTCGTGCTTGATGATCGGCCGGTACTCGCCGTCGACCATGGCCATGAAGAAGCCAGACGGGATCGGCTTGAACGTCAGCGGCGCAGCCTCAGCGTCCTTCTTGCCCATCTTCGCTTCGCCGATGTCGTTGTTCTTGACGAGGTCGTAGCCCTTGACCGTGACGAGAGTCTTTCCGCTCTTGCGGAACTCACGGACCAGCAGGCACTGGTATTCCTCGGGTGTGTGATCCGTCGGCTTGCTGTACCCGGTGTTCGGCGTGCCGGGGTACTCGACGAGGTTGTTGCCGTCCTCATCGGTCAGCGGCAGGCCGTTGCGCAGACGGCGCACCACGCCGCGCAGCGTCTCGACGGGAGTGATGGTGAACGGCTCGGTCTCCTTCACGCGGTCCGAGTCGTAAATCTCGTTGGTCTGCTCGACCATGTAGTCGTCGTCGTCGATGCTGGGCTTCGTCGACGGGCCATCGCCCTCCTTGAACGCGCCCGCGAGGTGCCAGCCCTGGTTGTCGTCACCGTTGGGCACGTAGAACCCGCCGGCGACCTTCTTGAAGGCCAGCAGATCGGGGCGCAGCCTGCCATCCTCGGCCAGCGGCGAGTACTTGATCGAGCCGTCCTCGTTGTGCGGGGATAGGTCGGTGTCGGCGCCGCGGGCCTGGCGGAACAGGGCCGCGATCTTGCCGCCACGCTCGAAGAGCCGGGGGTCGAGGTCGCCGAAGCCGCCTGCGGCGAACGACGTGCCGGTAGCAGGTTGCGTCATGGTGATATTCCCTTCGGGATGGGTTGAACCGGAAGGCATCCGGCGGGTGGTGGTTGCGGCTTCCGGCCGCGACGCGGGTGGCTAGACCGCGACGAATGAGAGGCCGAAGCGGTACACGGCCTTGTAGCGGTGAATCGTGTCGACGCCGTAGTCGCTGAGGCGCGGCTTCTCGACCGTCTCTAGGTAGTCGAGGTTGGCGATGGAACCGTCGGGCATGGTGATGTCGCGCAGCGGGTCTCGCGCGAGCAGCGTCATTCTGCGGTGAGTCCGGTCGCACTCGTGCAGCGTGGTAGAACGCTCGGCGGGCGTGCGTGCCCAGCCGAACGTGTGCACGGACATCAGCACGTGGTCGATGCCCTCGTCGTCGACGTCGGTGCCGCCGATGCGGTTGAACTGTCGGTACGGCAGCGGGCCCGACTCGTAGCGGGACTGCCCGACGGCGCCGAGCGGGGCCGCCCACGACAGCATGAACAGCGTCGCGTTCGGTGCGTCCTGATCGACGAGGTCAACGCTCACTGGTGCGCTCCTCGATGGAGCCCTGGCCGAACTTGTCGGCGGTGCGCGCCATCACGGCGAACTCGGGAGTGGGGGTGTCGGGGCCGAAGCGCGACTTCGAGTCCGAGGGGTCGGCCTTCGTGCCGTCCTCGATCATGTGCGACTTCCAGTCCATCGCACCGACGGTCACCTTGGCGGCGGTGTCGGTGACGATGCGGATGCCGGCGGCGTAGTCGCCCTCGTCCTTCGGCGCGATCGACTTGGCGTAGGCGACCATCGCCTCGCCCGTCCGGCGCTTCTCGGCCCGGGCGTCGGCACCGGCGTGAATCTCGCGCTCCAGATCAGCATCGGAGACACCGAGATCGCGGAGGCTGGCCATCAGCCGGCCTGCCGCTCAGCGAGACAGAAGACGTGATTCTCCACGCCGTCGTAGTCCTCCATCAGCTGCGCGTCGCCGCGCAGCTGGTAGTCGGCGCTGCGGTAGCGCAGCGCGGCCTTGGAGGTGATGTCGTCGACGGGCACCAGCACCGGCTCGTCGTCATCGTCGAGCGCCGGCACCTGGCCGTCGACGACCGGCAGGAACGCCCACGCGACGTTGCTCGTGGTCGTCTCCGTCACCGACTGCCGCTCGGATGTCGCGGGTGAGGTTTGGTTCTGCAGCTCGAACGACGCGCCGTCTACCCACACGACCAACTCGGCCGTGTCGACCTCCTGCATGTCGGTCATCACCGGCTGGCCGTTGCCGTCGAGCTTCGGCACGGTGCGGACGATGCCGACGCGCTGGTTGCCGAGGTCGTCCATCAGTAGTCGTACTCGGCGAAGTGATAGGCCGGGTCTGCGGACCGTGAGGTCGACAGCCCAAGCATCTGCTTGTGCCGATCGGTGACGAAGTCGTCGATGCCAGGGGCCACGGTGCCCGACTTCGTGCGATGGCCCGTGGTGAACGAGAACGTCGAGAGCCCCTCGCGCCTGGCGAACCACACTGCCTCGCGCACGATCTCGAACGTGACGACCTCGCCGGCTCCATCGTCGGCGGGTAGGTCCGGCTTGCGCGAGGGTTCGCGGATCCAGTTCGACACCACCTCGAGCAGCGGCGCCACCCAGAGCTTCTCGGTCTCTTTGAGAGGCCCGAAACGCTGGATGAACGCCGCTGCGTCGAGGAAAGGTTCGAGGGGAGGTGGCACTGATCAGCCGCCGTACAGCTCGATCAACTCGGCCTTGGTCAGTTCGGCCGCCTCGACCTCGCTGACCCCGTGCGCCTCGGCGACGTAGACACGCCAGTCGGCGACCGGTGCCGTTTTCAGTGGCCGCTTCGGTGCGTCGCTCATCGGGGCGGCCGGGACCGCCTCGACGGGAGCTTGCACGTCATGGCGCAACGGTGCGATTTCGTCCGCGACGCTCAGCCCCGGCGAACGGCCGGGCACCTCAGCCGCGAGCGCGTCGTAGACACCCTCGAAGTTGTCGGCGAGCACCGGCTCGGGCATGACCGGGACAGAGACGAACCCGGCGCCGGGCTGGTCGAATACGCCTGCCTTCGCGCCGCGTTCGGCCTCATCCTTGTCCAGCTCAACGACGTCGCCGCGGTAGGCGATCGCACGCGCACCCTCTGGAGTGGTGTAGTCCCAGAGGGCCGTCGTGATCGTCCTCTTGACGGTCGTGGCCATGGGCTAACCCGCCAGACCGGTGAGCTTCTTGACCGCGTAGGGGTTGGTCACGCCCATGATCGGCATGACGAAGCCCTGCACCCAGCTGGTGCGGTTCTTCGGCTCGCGCCACGTCTCCGTCTGCAGCATCTTCTCGTAGTCGAGGAAGCCCACCTGGCCCTCGACCGCGGCGTAGGCGGTGCCGGCGGTGACGCGATTCGACACGAACGTCGAAATGTTGGCGTCGGCCAGGATGCTCTGCAGGTCGGGGCCATAGATGATGCGCAGGTTGAACCACTCCTGCGGGTTCATCACCCACACGTTGTACTCGTTGCCGAGTTCCTCGACGTCGCCCGCGAGCTGTGCCGCCATGAAGTCGGCGAACGGGCGCGCGTTGTTCGGCGTCGGCGAGGTGCCGGTGAGAGTCACGTTCGACCAGTTGTGGCCGGTGATGACCCCGGCGCCGCCGAGCGACGCGATGACCGCCTCGAGCACGGCGACGGTGCGGGAGTTGACCTTCCGCACGATCGTGTTGCCCAACTGGCGGGTCTGGTTGTCGAGGTAGAAGCGGTCGTTGCGGGTGACCGCCTCGTCGGAGACGGGGAACTTACCGCCCCAGTCCTCAGACTTCGCGACCTTCGGCGCCGGCCGCGAGCCGCCGACGATGGGGTACTCGTCGGTCGGGCCGCGCTGCTCGACGTCACGATCCAGGTACAAATCGTTGGCCGTGATGGCGTCGTAGATGATGGCGCCGGCGGCGGTGCTGGCCCCGGATCCCGAGAACAGCTTGTCGACGATGAACTTCTGCTTCGTCAGGTCCGCGAGCCGCTTGGTGATGCGGCCGGGCTGCTGCAGCGCCGTCTCGACGGTGAGGGTGGTGCCGTTGATGGTCGGCGCACCCAAGGGGTAGGTGATCTGTGACGTAGGCATGTCTGGTCAGTCCCTTTCTCAGTAGAGGCTGATCTCGGCGTCGTTACCCGACGTCGCAGCGGTGACGGCGTAGCCGACGGCCACACCCGATGCCTTCGTGATGGCCTGCCCGTTGGACCCGACCTCGACTTCGGCGAATGCGGCGATGTTCGCCGCCGCGGTCACGAACGTGACCCGCGAGTTCCCGCGCGCCACGCCGACGATGTCGCCGGATGCCGCGTCGTACTTGGAGACGCCGCACACGCGCCCGGCCGCGTCGGCGTGCGCCACCGCGATGTTGCCGCTGGACCGGTTTCCGCTGATCTTCAGGAACCGCTTGCCGACGACGGTGGCCGACGCGCGGCCGGTGATGTCGCGGCCGGGTTCGTAGACCCCGATGTTGTCGTTCGCCATGGCCTTAGCCGTCCTTTCGCTCGGTGGCGGGTTCGGCCGGTGCGGTGTCGAACCAGCCCAGGTCGTCGTCGGCGGTCAGTCCGTTGCCGCCGGCGGCGACAGCGTGACCGGCCTCGGCCAGCGGCACGAAGCCCTTGGCCATCTGGTCGATCAGGGTGGTGGTGCGGGCGCGGTCGACCTCGAGCAGTCCGAGGTAGTGGTCGCGCTGCACGGGCGGGAACTTGCCGTCCTTGATCGCGGCCTCGACGAGCGCCTTGTCGCCCTCGCGGACCTGGTTCTGGAATGCGGTCGCGCCCTGCTGGGCGGCCTGCACGGTCTGGTCGAACTGGGCCCGGTCGACGAGCACCATTCCGGCCTTGGCCGCGGCGGCGACGAGCTGCTCGGCGCTAGGCTCGTCGGCGACGACCGATCCCGGACCCGCACCCTCGTCGGCGCGCTCTGAGAGCGCCTCGTCGAGTGCCTTGAGTGTGGTCTCGTCGTCCGCGTCGGCCGAGATGCCGAGCTTCTGCGCGAGGCCTTCCTTCAGGGTGGGCATGGCGCCCTCCTTTCCTTCGGTTACCTCGGCCTGCGCGGCAGAGGGGCTTTGGTGGGCTAGCGCCGTGCGCGCTTCGGCGCGCGAGGCGAACGCGAGCACCGGCGTCTCACCGGCGGCGCGGGCACTGATGTACTCGACCTTCACCGGTTGGCCGTCGCCGAACTCGATCGAGCCGTCGGCGCCGAGGGTGTAGGGCACCCGCAGCAGTGAGTCGGTGCTGTCGTCCTGGACGATGAGTTCGGCCGGTTCGACGTACATCTCGCGGATCCAGAGCGCCCAGTTGGACGCTGCGGGCCCGTTGTAGTACGCCTTGCGCACTTCGTCGGTGGTGGTACCGGCCAGTGCGATCGGGGCGTTGGCCACGGTGATCTCCTCTATGGCAGGGGCTTTGGCGTACAGGTCGTAGAGCGATTCGAGTGTTCCGATGCCCGGGCGCACGACGCCGAGCAGCGCGACGGCGTGCACCACGAACGGATGCACGTGGCCGAGTTGGCAGACGTAGTCGCGCTGGAACTCACCCGATCGGTCTGGGTAGGCCGAGGCGATGACCGAGCGGCCTTCGTCGTCTGCGGAGGCGAGCCAGCCTGGAACTCCGACGAAGTCGCCGACGAGCGTCTGCCCGTCGTCAGTGAGGCGCAGGTCGTCGACGAGTCCGATCGAGGGATCACCCTCGCCGGGAACACCGGTGTGGCCGAACTTCAGCGTCGGCCGGCGCACCGCGGGGCAGTCCAGTGCGGCCACCGCGGAGGCGAGTTCTTCGGCGCTGGGGTGCCAGTCGTCGGCGTTACTGATGTTCCAGTAGCCGACTGAGGCGATCTCGACGCCGGGCACGGTCGCCAGTGTTGGCGCCGTGTGGTTCTCGGCTACCACAGCTCACCCTGCTCGGGCTTCGGGCGCGGCGCGCGTGCCGTGACGACGGGCTCGTCGTCATCGGGGACCGGGGCGGGCGCGGGCTTCGTCGGCACCGTCTCGTCGCCTTCGTCTTCCGGCGGCGCACCGAGGTTCTGGCGGATGAACGCCCGCAGCGACTCGTCGGGGGTGAGCAGGCCCGACTGCACGAGCATGTTCATCGCCGCGGCGGTCGCGTCCTGGCGGCTGCCGATCTCATCGGCCACGATGCGTGGCGCCGACTCGTCGATCGAGTAGTTCAGGTCGATGAGGTCTTCGACAATGTGCTCGTTGGCGACGTCGAGCAGGTCATCGCAGATCGTCTGCACCGACTGGACGAAGGTGTCCTCCTGCACCGAGGCCAGGGCATAACTGCCGCCCTTGCCGTCGAGGTTGAGGAAGTGCTGCAGCGCGGCGAGCCCGATCTGCTTGTCGTGGTACTCGATCGCCAGGCGCAGGTCCGGCAGGTTGCCCGAGACGCCCAGCAGCTTCATTACCGTGCCCTCGGGCAGCGCGACACCGGAGCTGTTGCCCGCGCGGTAGGACATCGCCAGCCGCTTGAGCTTCTCCATCTTCTCGGGGTCTTCGGAGTCCTGCGTGTTCGCCGTGATCATCGGGACGCCCATGCCGTTGCGGCGGGCGACCGCGGCCTCGATGCGGATCAGCTCGTTCTTGAGCACCCAGTGCTTGTAGGACGGGCGCAGCAGCGACGTGCCGATCCAGACGCCAGGCTCGGGCTCGTTGCGGTACACGACGAGTCGGTTCACGTCGATCTTCACGCCGTTGAGTTCGCCGACTGCCGCCGCCGACGGTGCATCCTGCTCGATCGACACCAGGCCGCCGTCGCGGGCGACGTTCCACTTCGCGATGGTGCGCTGCGGGCGTGGAGCCAGCTTGTACAGGTGAGCCTTGCCGTCGTCGCCGATGCGGTACACCTGCTCGAACACCGAGTGGCCGTACTGCAGGAACGGAAGCGCCTCGCGCAGATGGTGATTCCAGGAGAACCGGCCGCGCCGTCGGGGCACCGTCGTCTTCTCGGCCGGGTCGCCGCCGTTGTCGCCCTTGATCGGCAGGCCGAGGTCGCTGGCGACATGCGCGGTGGCCTCGTCGCTGGCGCCGTTCTGGTCGATCCGGAACTTCGTGCGCCGGATCGGCAGGTAGATCGCCGACAGCATCGACCACGTGCGCGAATCGTCGCGCGGCATCTTGCCGAAGACGTTGAGCGACAGCGGGTAGACCAGGTCGGGGACGTCCTCGAGGAGATCCCAGACCATGAAGTCGGTCAGCCCGCCGTTGAGTTGGTTGGCGTACGGGTTGACGTAGCCGCGTTCCTGCGCGACCGATGCGGGGATCTGCGGTGCCATCGTGGGATCCCCTTTCGTCAGAATCGGGCGGTGAGTACGTCGAAGCCGTCGTCGATGTCGTATCGGGCGGCGCTCTCGACGGCCTGCGTGGCGGTGTCGTAGTCGGGCAGGTGGGTCGGCATGCGCATCTCGCCGAACGTCAGCAGCGCCCAGCGCGCCAGTGCCGCGCTGCGCAGTGTCGCGATGGCGTCACCGGCCAGGGCCGCGTCCCAGATGAACCCGCCGCGCAGCAGATCCTTCTTGCCCGCCAGGCTGATCGCCGTGTTCATCAGCGACTGATTGCCGTGGGTGAGTCGGCCGTCGAGCGCATCGTCGAGGAACCCGCCGCATGCGAGGCCGTAGTGAGTGGTGTTCGTGATCGTCGGCTCGATCTTCGCGTCGATCACGTCTGGCTCGATGACCGCAGCGTCGGACTTCGCGTCGATGACGAATGCGATGGGGTCGAGCGCAGTCGCGATGTCGACGACGTGCTTCACGACCGCCGTGTTCGATGCCTGCTGGTGATAGCCGATCTCGAGGTAGATGCGATTGTCGGTGGTGCGCTGGGCGGCGGTCACGACCCACAGTCGCTTCCCGGCGGGCTCGCGATCGAGGACCGTGACCCTTGGCCCGATCAGCGTCGGTGCGTCGGTTCCCATGTCCTTCCACCCCTTGGCGTTGATCAACACCGGGCGGTCTGTTGCGTCCACCGGCCAGTCGCCCCACCCGAGGATTTCAACCTCGAACGACCGTCGGCCGGCGGCGGTCGCGAATCCGATCATCGCGGCCTCGACCTTGTCGTCGGTCTGGACGACGCCGTGCGACGGGTTGGCCGTGCGCCAGACCTCGGGTGACTCGCGCAGTCGCGCCCGCTCGACGTCGGTGGTGCCCGGCGGCGGCTCGGGCGCCATGTACTCGCGGAACCCCAGGCGCGGCGCGTGGGCGAGGCCCTTGCGCCGGATGCCGGCCAGCACTTCGCCGTTCGCGTGCTGCATCGCGTTGACCGCCGACGACGCGTAGATCGCCTGCGGGTTCTTCGCGGCCATCTGTGTGAATGTCAGCGCCGCGATCTCGCCCTCAGTGACGTTGTACGCCTCGTCGACGATCAGCAGGTCGACCTCGTCCCAACCGCGGGCGACGTCGTTCGAGCGCGTCGTGAACAGGATCGCGCCGCCGTCGGCCGTGTGGATCTCGGCCTGGCCGCCAGAGAACGTCGGTGGCTTGAGCAGGCGGCGCTGCAACGACGGCCGCGCCTTGATCATCTTCGCCAGGCGCTGAGCGAGCTTCTTGGCCGTCTTCCACTGCTGAGTCGAGTAGATGATCGTCTCGCCGAGCTTGAACAGGCCGTAGAGGCAACGCAGCAGCAGGATCTCGGACTTACCCGCCTGCCTCACGCAAATCAGGCAGTAGACCGGATGCGTCCACGTGCCCCCCGGCGTGGTGCGCAGGATGGCGCGGACGTTGTCCTGCTGCCACGGCATAGGCGGAGAGCCCATCCGGCCGGCCAGCTTGAGTGCGCCGTTCCCGCGGGTGTCGTCGCCGTCGAAGATCGACTCGTGCTCGGCCTGGCGACGACCGACGAGTGTGGGCCACTCCTGGTCAGTCGATGCCAGCGAGGTCGTCATCGTCATCTGGTCCCATCGGGATCGAGGCCCGCTGACGGTGGATCTCGGCGAGCAGGTGGCGCAGCTCGGTCGTGAGCTGCCGCGACTCCCGCATCGCGCCGTCGATGCGGACCTCGAGCACCTGGTCGCGGTTGACTCGCACGTGCATCCAGGCCGCGCGCTTGCCGTTGATGAGATCGGCCAGCTTGTCGAGCCAGTCGGCGGTCTGGGCGGCCCGCCCGATGAGCATCTGGAGCGTGTACGGGTCGTCCGGCTGGCTCAGCTCGTCGATGAGCCTCTGGCCTGCGGTTTTCGTCCGTCTCGCGGCCACTCAGACCGCCTCCGCAGCGAAATTTCGGGCGCCCGGCAAAAAAATCTTGGCTGGGCCGGGGTCAGGACGGAACCCCGCCCCCCTCCATATTTTCAGGCCCCTGACCTGCGGCGATGCGTTGGCCAACGGGCTTGACCTGCGGCTATCCATATGGGCCTGCCTGGTCACGGCCATGGCATGGCCAGGGCGCCGAGTTCGTCGAGGTCGTCGGCCTGGTCGATGGGCCGGCCAGTCAGGGCGGGGCGCAGGTGGTCGCGCTTGCCGTCTTGGCGCTCGTTGTTGCAGGTGCTGTGGAGCAGTCGGTCGGCGAGGGTGCCGAGGCCGGTCGAGCGGGCGATGCTGTGGTCGGCGGCCAGCGCCTTGCGATCCCAGTTGCGTTCGGCGTCGCGGTACATACCGCGGTCGCACCACCAGCACGGTGTTCCGTCGACGTGCACTCGGAGTAGTGCGGCGCGCTGCTGCTGATGCCGCCACCCCAACCCTCGAGCTGTGGTGCTGGCCTTACGGGCGACCATGCAGCATCACGGCGCCAGGTCATCCATCGTGGTCGGCGGGCTCTCGACTGTGATGGTGAACGATCCGACACCGTCGGGCTTGGCGTCGACGGTGATGGGTTGCAGCATGGGCGATTCGAGCGCACGCACGAAGCCCTCGATCATGGTGGTGAGCATGGCCAGGCGCTGCAGTGGCAGCAGTTGGAACGGTGCGCTGGTCTTGGGTCCGTCCATGCCGAGCGCCTTGGGGAACATGGCGTCGCGCTTGGGCAGGTACGCGGTGGGGACCTCGCCGTTGAACCGTTCCTGGCCGTCGACGAGGACTACGAGGTGGCTCATGCCTGCACCTGATGACCCAGCGCGCACTCGGCACTCAGCTGTTTGACGGCCGCGATGACCTGCGGCGTGATGAGCGGCTTGTCGCCGTCGAAGTCGCGCACGAGGATCGTGAACAGCGGTGTGCGGCAGGTGGTGCAGTGGAGCTGGACTTCGCGGTTGCGCTGCGTCTCGTTGGCTGCGGCCGCCACCTGAAGCTGGTCGATCTGCGCCTTGGGAGTCGGCGGCATGCCGTTCTTCTCGAGCAGCTCGACGATGGCCTCGGCGACGAGCACGTTGATGTCGGCGTGCGGCAGGCCGGCTTCCTTCGCGAACTGCTCGGCCTGGTCGGCGGGGATGCCGCTCGATCGGAACATGGGCAGCGGCAGGACGACGGGCTTGCCGTTGCCAGGGTGTGTGAGGGCAGCGAGGTTGTCCGCGATCAGCTTGGCTGCGCCATCGTTGGGCATGGGTGCTCCCGGGCTAGTGGGAAAGGGGGAATACGACGAACGCCGCCCTGCTCAACAGTGGCGGCGTGGGGATGCGGACATGAGTCGTCAGCACCGGTTCTAGCGGCAAGAGTAGCAGCCGGGAATCACACGCGTGTGATTCGGCGGGCGACACGCGCCTCCTCCGTGGCGCGTCATGCCGATTGGTAGTACAGTTCGTATTACCGATCGGCGAGCGGGGGCTTACCGATTGGAAGGCCAGCGGCATCGGGCCGCAGGCAGAACATGGGAGAGAGAGTTTCATGCGTGAGTACATGAAGGAGATGCGAGCTGCTGCCACCAGCTCGCGAAGGAACGGTCGGGCCAAGAAGACGACGGCCCACAACGGACGCACTATCCAACTCAGCGCCAACGACGCAGGCCGGGTCGGAAGGGAGTAGAAGCCAATGTCATTGACGTCAATGAGCTCCTTCCTCGATCACTACAAGAAGAAGGAAGAGCGCTTGACCCACGTGGTGCAGGTCAAGATCACGAAGCGGGAGTCCGATGACTTGGACGAACTCGTCGAGTACATGAAGAGCGAGGGCGCCAACGCAACGCGTTCCAGCATGGTTCGGGCGTTGCTCGTCAACGGTCTCGACGTGTACCGCGAGGAGTTCGGCGGAGTCACGCCGATGTCGACGAACAAGAACCCGATGGTGATGAAGAAGGCCTAGACCTGGGAAGTGGTCCCCCCGCAGGACGACTGACGGCGCTCCTGCCGTTCGGTTAAGTGCTCGAGGACCGGTTGGAGGGGTTTCCGTGACGGAGCCTGCATCTGATTCCGGTAACGACAATCCGAGTTCGAAGGAGGTGAAACATTCAGGCGGGTCTCGGCCGCCAGCTCGTGACGGCACCGGGGAAGCTGTCGACCAGTTCCACGCGAAACACAAGGAGCGTGTGAGGTCGGTCTTCGGGTTCATCGGTCGAAATGCCGCGCGAGGTGTCCTGATGGGTGCCGGTAAGGAAATCGGCGGGGAAGCCATCAAGGACATTAAGGAGGACATCCCGGACCACGTTCAGCGCTTCCTCGACATTGTCGGGGGGTGGATGTAGCCAGACGTCAAGGCCTTTCCAGAGCGGAGCGACGGCGAGCAGCACGCAATTCCGTACCAACGTGAAATGCCCCAGGCGAAGATAGCGCCTGGGGCATTTCTCGTTCCATCAGGAAGTGCGACCGACCTTACTCCGCTCTGCTCGAAGGCGTCGGACGTCGGCCCAAAGGTACACCGGCACGTCGCGGCTGTCGTGCCGATTTACTACCAGCGGCCCGTCGGGCCCACCACGTCGGTACCCGCGGGGCTTGAGCTTCCCGCACTGGCGCCAATGCCGAAGCGTCCGTTCGGGAATGCGGTACTCGTCGGGCAAGATCTTGTTCAGCTCGAGGATCTTCTCGACGGTGAGCTTCTTGCGTTCGAGGTCGTTGATCAGGAGCAGCTGTAGGCGGGCGACGTTGTGGGTCTGCCGACAGGCCTTGCATGTCACCTCGATCGCGTCCTCCCGCGCGCGTAACTCGTTGCCGCACACCGTGCGCGTCGTCTCGTCCCACGTCGGGCACGCTCCGAGGAAGCGCCATGGCACGGGCCGGTTGACCACCTTCTCGATGGCGATCTTCTGAGATTCGATGTCGGCGAAGCACTCCCCCGCGGTCTCGTCGCCCGCGATGGCGTGCACGTGGTGGGCGAGCATCAGCGCCATGGTGCCGGCCGACGACACGTCGGGTACGTCGGCCCCGTGGGTCTCGCACAGGTGCCGGATCCAGGTGCTGAGCGAGTTGCGCACGACGTCCTGGCGCTCGCTGGCGCGGGCATTGACCCGGCCGGCGGCGAGGAACTGCCGACGCAGCGCGTCCTGCTGCGTGACCGGCTCGTAGTCGTCGCACGTGCACGGCTCAGCGAGTTCATCGATCCATGCGCGGCAGGCCCCGACCTCGTGCTCGGGATGGCCGCAAGCCTTGCAGCGCGCGATCGCCTGGTCCTCGCCCTTGAACGGCTCGCGTCGTGATCCACCGCGGCCCCCGCCTCCGAGACGCACTTGTCCGACGGCGGCCTCGGCGAGGCGGTCGATCCACCACGGCAGGTCGAGCAGCATGCGGCGCAGGTCGTCGATGTGCCTTGAGCACAGGTACAGGTCGCTGGTCGCGCCGCATGCCTGGCACCTGGTCGTCACTGGCCACTCCTCATGTCGACGAACTTCCGGCGCAGCCGTGCGTGGATGCCGGTGACGTATTCGGCGCGCGTCCAGCCCATGGCGGCCAGCACGGTGTCGGGGTGCTTTCCCGCTGCCTTCTCGGCGATCTCGCGCAGCTCGGCGTCAATGAGTTCGGGGATCACGCGATCACCACCTCGGCCACGCGACCGCGTCGAGGTTGTTGAGCCGCCAGTCGGGCACGACGATCGGCAGCGTGTCACCCAGGTGCACGGCGCCCATGGCGGCGAGCACGAGCGCATCTGCTCGGTCGTCGTTGGTGAGGTGCCGCGTCACCCAGTCGGGCCACTCGGCCTTGATCGCGGCGAACACGTCGCGCTTGGACTTCGACTCGCCCTTGCCCGTGGCCCAGGTGGCGCGGGTCTGGTTGTGCACGACGGCAATCGGCAGGCGCGCGACGTCGAGTTGGTCGACGAGGCCGCACAGGAACAGCGCGTACCGGTCGAATGCGCTGCCGGTGTTCGGCCCGTGCAGCAGCGGACCCTCGATGACGACGAGGTCGGGCTCGCGGGCGATCACGATGCGCGCGACGGCGCGGCCTTGGCTGCGGACGCGGCGGGCCCGGTCGACCCACGATGCGCCGTCGCGGCCCGGGTGTCCGAGCGAGGTGATCATCACGGGGTCGCCGTCGCGGATGGCCACGATGCCGGCCGAGGTGAGGCTGGGGTCGACGCCCACGACGGTGCTCATCGGTTGCCCCGCTTCGCCAGTGCTTCCCGCACCTTGGCCATGCCGGCGCTCGCCGCGGCGGCGTGGTCGACGTGATCGCAGACCAGGTGCCCGCGGTACCCGTCGTCGTCGCAGATGCCGCAGGCCGCGATCGCTTCGGGGTTCGCCCAATCGAGCGAGTCCTCGTCGAGCACGACGAACCCGTTGGCGTCGAGACGCGGTGCTTGGTCAGACATTGACCACCGCCGGGTGCGTGCACGGCCGCGCCGGATCCGCGACGGTGCCGTCGGCGTCGAGCGCCCAGCCCTCGTCGTCGCACAGCGGGCACTCGCGTTGGCGCCGCGCCTTGGCCTTGATCGTCTCGCGGTTGCGCTCGGCCTGGGCGTCGGTCCACGCCTTGAGGGCGATGCGGTCGGCTTCGCATGCCCGGCACGCCTTCAGCGAGTTGCCGTTCGGATGCTGGGTGCAGGTTCTGGGGGGTGGTCCGGCGTCCGGCTGCCCTGGTGAGGTACCCGACTTAGGTAACCCCCCATGGAGAATGGAGCAGGAGGTAGGAGCAGGAGCAGGAGTAGGGCCGGGGTTGGCAGGGGGGTTAACCCCAACCCCCCCGTTAAGGGTTGAGCCAGGGGTTAGCCCATGGGTTGGCGGCGGGGTTGGCCCATGGGTTGGGCTAAGGGTTGGGTCGGGGGTTAGGTGCCGGGTTACGGCCGGGGTGAACGGCTCCAGTTCGGCCGGATCGATCGGCTTCGCGGTCAGCAGCTTCTCGACCGATTCCCGCTTCCATCCCGCGTGATTCGGCTCCCTGGCGGCGAGCTTCCTGACCTCGTGGATGACGACGCCGCGCAGTGTTCGCGAGGCCAGATCGACGCGGGCGTTGGCCATCGAGACGGCCATGTTGGGGCTCTTGTAGAGACCGTCGTGCTTGATCCAGGAGCGGATCAGGTACTCCTCGGTCTCGGTGTCGATGATGAGGAACAGCTCGGCCGACAGCTCTGCTGCGGCATCCTCGACGGCGGCCACGGTCCACCCCCTGGCGCGGCTGGCGAGCTTCCCGGGCCGCCACTCGCCGGCGCCGCAGTACGACAGACCAGCGCTCGTCCACAGCACGAAGTACAGGTGCTGGGCGGCCGGCGTCAGGTCGAGGAAGTCGTCGTCGCTCCAGATGTCGAGATTGATCTGCGAGTGGTCTTTCCCCGTGGCACGTGGCATCAGGCCGTCGCCTCCTGGTTGTCGTTTCTCTTCGCATGGCACCCGTCGCACCGCGGGCGGCCTGCGGAATGAGTTCGGCCGCACAGTTCGACGCACTCTCCGCGGCGGTACGCGCTGTTGCCAGCGAGGCTTGTCGGCCGGGCGCCGCTGGCTATTCGGGTGGTCATGCCACGACACGCAGCGGCGCGGGAACATCAGCCGGGGCACCGCCTTCGCGCCCGAGCCACGCCATATCGGCGTCGTCGACGCGTGGGCACTCGCAGGGATAGCGGTCGCAGTCGCCGCAGCAGACGGTGACGGCCCCGACCTTGACGCCGGTGCACCGCGTACAGCGGCCGCGGCGGTACGGCTCCCGACCCCACTGACCGCACGCATTGCACAGAACGCGTGTGCCGCAGGCGCCCTCGAGGTCTGCAATCGCGGCCTCGACCGCCGCAACAGCGGTCATGCGACGTCGTCCAACTCGTACACCGGGCACGGGCACCGGTGGCGTCCGAACTCGTCGTCGTCGACGACGGCGCAGCAGGGCCCGCGGGTGCTGTCGTGCGAGGCGGGGCTGTGTCCGCAGGCACAGGAGTGCATCAGCGCACCGCCATCCGGAGAGGCCGATTGCTCTGCCCGGGCTCACGGAGGAAGACGTTCGACCGCCCGCCGAACGCCAGCTCGATCGCCCGCTCGGCGTCGGCCTTGTTCGTCCACCGCTCGGTCGATTTGAACAGCGGCTCGTAGTTGTCGCCTGAGATGATGATGGCGTCCCATGGCTGCCAGCGCGGGCCGTCGTAGCCGTCGGGCTTCTGGGTGAAGCGGAGGTCCACGTAGACGACGTCAGGATCGGGCGCGCTCATGCGGCACCACGCAGCGCGTCGATGCGGTCGGGCCGGTAGCCGTCCCAGGCCTGCTCTTTGCCGTCGACGTTCGCGCACACGACGGGCGCGCTGGTGAAGCCCATCTCATCGAAGGCTGCATAAAGCTGGCTGTCGTCACCGATGGGCTGCTCGGTGAATTCGATGCCCCGCTTGCCCAGGTGGCGCTTCGTCTGCGTGCACGCCATGCACGACGGGCCGGTCGTGTAGACAGTGACGACGGCGCTCACTTCGACGCCTCGGCGTACTCGGGGTGCTGGCCGGCCATGTGGCGACCGAGATCAGCGAATGACCTATTGCAGCAGGGGCACACGCCGTTGGCGACGCGCTTCTTGGTCTTGGTCAGCACGCCCTTTGTCGCGGTCAGCGAGGCCCGCGTCGAGCGCAAGTCCTCATCGGTGTTCGCGAGCTGGCGTTCGAGGCGTTCGGCTTGCGCCTTCAGTCGATCACGTTCCTTCTCGATGGCCGACTTGCCGTAGTAGCCCTGCTGATGGCCGTTCGGGCAGTAGAACGACTTCTTGTCCTCGCGGCGTGCCCGCTCGAACCCGGCGGCGAACCCGAACGTCACTCCGCAGTTGCAGCACTGGACGACGGTCATCGTCTCGGTGTAGGTGATGCTCACTTGCCGCCCTCCCCGTGTGAGAAGTTGGGCCGCGCAACGTTGTCCATCGCGTCGGCGAGCACCTCGGGCTCGTCGTCGGTCGGCGTGATGCCGTCGTCGGCCAGGAGTGCGGGCTGCTCTTCGTCCGTGTTGGGCGGTTCGGGGTCTCCCTTGAGCCAGGCCGCGATGATCTTGCAGCCGCGGAAGTGGACGAGTTCGCCGTCCTCCTCGCCGCCGAGGTCCTTCGCCTCGCGCTTGACCTTGAGGCGCATCGTGACCGTGATGGTGTCGCCGGCCGCGGGCGGGTCGTCCATCATCATCAGGACGTTGGCGCCCAGGCGGATCTCGGCCGGGATGGGCCCGAGGAGGTCGCGGGGGATCTCCGACAACGCGTCGGTCTTCTTGATGTCGCGCGGCATAACGGTGTTCAGCGCCATGGTTCAGTTCCTCTCGGTCAGTTCTCGTTGAAGATGTCGATAAGCTTCTGCGCCTGCTCGGCGGTGAGCTTCTCGTCGGCCTCGACGCGTTCGCCGACCGCGCTTTCGATGAAGTCGAACCACGCCGCGTCGTCGTCGAGCTTCTCGGCCGCGCGGACCTGCTTGAGCTTGGCGAGATCACTGGTGCTGGCGTAGACCACGTCGGCCGGCGCCTCGACCGCGGCCTGGTCCGATTCAACGCTGCCCTCGATGTAGTCCGGCGTGACGTCGACCAGGTCCGAACCGACGTTGGTGCGCACCGCGCCGTCGTGCACCACCGCGGCGCTGAACTCCGAGGACAGCGGCAGCCACTTCGAGAGCTGCTTGACTGCCGTCTTCTTGGCCATCGCCTCCCAGTCGGTGACCCACGGGCCGTTGTTCTTCGCCATCGAGCGGCCGCGGATCTTCTCGACCTGGTCGACGGTCATGACGACGAACGGCGTGCCGCCGTCACGGAGCTGGGCCGCGGCGTAGACGTGCGTCGGCCTGCCACGGTCACCGGGTGCGGGTTGGTGGGTGAGGTCGCGGTGCAGGCCGAGCGACCACGCGAAGTCGTCGTGCTCGTAGGCGATCTCGGCCCACAGGTCGATCACCTGACCGGAGTTGCGGGCCAGCTTCACCAGGCCGCGGTAGCCGGGGATGAAGGTGACGGTGTTCTTGTAGGGCACGAAGTACGCCTCGCCGAGCGGGCCGGGCTCGAGGCCGAGCTGGCTGGCCGTCATCAGTGCGCCGAGGAACGACTCGGGCGTGCACCGCGCGAGCGCCGGCGTCTGCCGCAGCACCGTGGTGGCGATGCGCGCCATCCGGTCTGGTGACATGTGCTTGGGCAGCGCCCGGGCGATCTCGGGTTTCATGTCGTTGATGAGCGTGGCGAGCGTCTTCGGGCGGTCCTGCTGCTGGGCGACTTCGGTTGTGGTCATGCTGAGATCCCTTCGAGTTCGGTGATGAGCGCTTCGGCGGCGGCCTTCACGCCGTCGTAGGCGGCCCAGCGGGGCAGGCTGATCGACACGACGGTGTCGTCGGCGTAGCCGGGCCAGATGCCTGAGTCGCGGCACTGCACGTAGGTGGCGATGGCCATGCGCATGAGCCGTCGTCCTTCGGCGATCGCCTCGTCGTCGTACTGGATGACCGTCACGATGTGTGGCGGTTCCTTCTCGACGACGACGAACCGGAACGCCGGCGCGTCGGAGAGGCCGATCGCGGTGACGAGGTCCAGGTAGTGCGCGGCCTGCATGAAGTAGCCGAACTGCCAGAACTTGCGCTCCAGCTCGGCGGGGTTGGCCGTCGTCGACGTCTTCAGGTCGACGACCGTCAGCACTTCGCGGTCGCCGCGTTGTACCAGCGTCAGCCAGTCGGTCCGGCCGCGTAGCCGTACCCCCGTGCCGGGATCGGTGTGGTAGAGCGACTTTTCGGCATAGCCGCGCTCGAACAGCGGGCCGGCCACCGAGTGCGAGCGCACCGCGGCCGCCATGGCTTCGGCCTTCTCGAACTCCGCGGCGAGGATCGGTGTCTTGCCTTCGGCGTGCGCGGCGTCGCGCGCCTCACGCGCATCCTTGGTCCGCCAGTCGGTAGCGTCGACCACGACGACCTCCGCGCCCTCCTTGAGGATGAGCTTGTGCGCCACGTGGCCGAAGTCGTACTCACGCTTGGGCTTCGGCGGGTTGTCCATCCGTTCACGGAACTTCGCCGGGCACGACGGCGGCAGCAGCAGCTTCGCCCCGGACACCGACAGCGACCCGCGATCGGCGTGGTACGCGGCCTCGTCGACCTGGCCGGTCATGCCGTCTTGGACCGGTATGCCGTCGATCAGTGTTGCCATGCTGCTCCCCCGTACCTGTCGTCGTACTTGTCTCCTACGACCCCCAGCGCGGCCCGGTGCGAGTCGGCGTTGCGCTCGCGGTCGGCCTCGCTCATCGTGGTCACGTCGCGCCACCACTCGTCGCGCTCCCAGTCGTTGATCACTGGTCACTCCTGACTTGCACGAATCCCACGCAGCCCCACGCGATGGCTGCGACGGTGGCGACCAGGCCGGTGAGACCCATGGCGGTCTGCCACTCCAGTGCGGCGAAGAACACCGCGAGAAGTGCTGAGGCGCAGATGATGAAGAAGAGCAGGCGGCGGATCATGCCGCACCCTCCATCCGGCGCTTCCGCCGCAGATAGCGGTCGTGCTCCTTGTCCCGTATGCGTGGCGATCGCTCCCGGTACTCGCGCACTGAGAACATGTGTGCCACCAGGCAATTGCCGCAGGCGGGCGTGCCGTCCTTGAGGTGCTGCTTGTAGCCCTGCTCGGTGCCGTGCTCGCGCAGGTAGTCGGCGACGTCGTTGCCCGCGTTCTTCGACATGTGCACCTCACCGCCCCAGACGCCGCGGTAGGCGTCGGGCCATGCGGTGCGGCACTTCTCGGCCACGGGGCACATGCCGCAGACGCGCTGCGCCTCAGCTCGCCGCCTGGCGTCGAACCACACCTCGGGGTCGGCGCCGACGCAGAGTGCGCGGTCCATCCACTCGGCGGTCATCGCTCACCGCCCTGCTCGTCGATCCACGAGACCACCTGGTCGGCGAACTCGGTGGCCGCGTCCCCGGACGTGAACGGGGTGCAGAGCTGCTCGACGACGACGCCGCCCCAGAGCGTGACGCCCACCTTCTCGGCCATCTGGCGCAGTTCCTTGAGCTTCGCCTCGGCCTGGTCGCGGGTGTCGTAGATCTCGGGACCGTGGGCCGGGGGCTTCTCCTGCGCGGTGGGGCCGCTGCCCATGAACATCGCGTACAGGTCGCGCATCGGGCTGGCCATGCTGTAGTCGTCGGCCACGTTGACCGCCGGGGTCGGCTTCGGTTGGTACAGAGCGCCGTTCGGCATGCAGATGGCGAAGCGCCGGCTGAATCCGTCTGCGCTCATCCGCGCACCGCCGCTGCGACGAAGGCCCCGACGCCGAACACTGCGACGACCGCGTAGATGGACAGCTCGATGAGGCTGGGGAGGCTCATGCGACGAACCCCGGTGCTGGTGCGGGAGTGTTGTCGGCCCAGCGGTACTCGCAGAGTTCGAAGCCCATCCCCCACTGGCAGTGGTAGTGGCGGCCGACGCCATCGGGCTGGCTGTCACAGAACCCGCCCCATGGCGTGGAGACGCTCGGAACGCCGAAGCCACACGCGGGGTAAGCAGCGGCAGGCGGCGCGCACTGCGTGAGCCCCACGGCGGCGAGGACGGCGCCGACGGCGGTGGCCGCAAGTAGGCGACGCAACCTCCTGGGGCGCATCGGTATGATCAGGTTCGACATCGGGTTTCCTATCTCTCGGTGTTTGCGGCCATCGCCCCTGCACGGGCGGTGGCCGCTTACTTGTTGCAGTGCTTGGTGGACTGCGGGAAGAACTCGCACGCCATGTCGAGGCGCGCCCCGAAGTCGACGCCGGATTCGAAGTTGGGTGACCCGGCGGGCTGGGGGGTGCCCGCCGGGTCGTCCACCGCGGCGGGGGGTTCCGCGGAAGTCGGGTGCCCGACGGAGGGAACCGGGCTTTGCTGTCCGGTGCTCACCCCCGCCGGGCGGTCCGCAGTCGCGCTGGCTGCGGGGGTCTGCATCGCACGCAACGTCTCGGGGTCGTCCAGGTCGGAGTCAGTGAGGAAGTCGCCCGCCTCGCGGTCCGAGAACCCGGTCGCCGCCTCGGCGATCGCGCGCTCGATGCTGCTACGGAAGCGACGCACGGCGTGCTCGACGGCGGCGACGATCATCACTTCGCACCCCGCAGCGCCAGACGCTTCGCGTACTCGCGGCCCCGCGCGCACCGTTTGCACTTCGGGCGCTTGCACTGCTCGCCGCCACACATCTTGCGTTGTGCCAGCAGGGATCCGAGGCGTTGGTCGATGGTCATCACGATGCGGCCTCCTCGGCGGCATTGGCGGCGGCAATGAGAGCGGCGGCGAACACGCGCGCACGTTCGGCAGACACGAAGTCGCCGTTGGGAAGCGAGACACCCTCCCTGTCGGGCCATGCCGACACTGGGTCTTCGAACGGGCGCTCGTTAACCCCAGATGGCCATGCGCCAAGGCAGTCCTCACGCCATCCGGTCGGGATGATCGTTTGCTCAGGCAGCTTCACGACCGCGTATCCGGCGGCCTTGAGGTCGACCAGCACCGCGTCCGCACAGACGCCGGACATCTGCTCGTTGCGCGTATAGAACTGCAGCGCATGCACGATCGCGTCGCGGGCGCTCATGGCTGGCCGCCCAGGTCTCGCACCTGCTGCGCCAGTTCGTCCTGGCGGATGAGCGCTTCGGCGAGCTGGTCATCCCGCTCGGCCAGTTGCCGCAGCGCCGTATCGCGCTGCTCGCAGAACATCTCGCAGTCTTCGCGGGCATCTCCGAGGGCGTCGATCGCCGCGTCGCGCTCGGCCTCGGCATTCTCCGCGCGGGCGACGGCGTCGAGCTGCTCGCGCGCGATGGGTAGACCGACCTCGAGCGTCTCGGCCGCGGCTGCCGCGGCGGTCATACGAGCACCCCGCCCATATCGGCGAGCAGGCGCTGCAGACCCTTCGGCGTCACGCGCGGCTGCGGAGGATCAAGCACCAGCTCACCGGTCTTCGGGTGGTAGTGCGTCTGCGGCAGCACCGACATCCATCCGGCGTCGATGGCGCGCTGGCACACCCGGTAGCGGCCATCGCCGCGCGACCGATAGATCCACGACTTGCCCTCGAGCGTCGCGAACAGTCGACCGCGGCCGGTCTTGATGCCAGCGCGAGTCAGGGCCTGGGCGGTGTCGCCGACCGAGAGGTCACCGTCGGCGTCGAGCAGACGGTCGGCCATCTCAGCCTTGGGCTTGAGTTCGGCGATCTGCTCGTCCTTCGCGGCGAGCATGGCCTGGGCCTCGATCACCGCACGGGCGAACAGCTCGGGGCCTTCGAGCGCGGGTGCCGTGGAGTAGGTGCCGGTGCGGCGGATCGTCGGAATGACTTCGGTGGTCACCCAGCGGCGGAACGGCTTCGCCCCGTCCGAGTTCGACCGAAACACCGCGTCATACAAACCCGACTCGTTGACGACGGCCATTTCCTGCTCGCCGCCGGGGGTACGCACTTTCGCGTACCCCTTGTCGGCGTCGTCGAGGCGGCGCGTCATGTCCGACGCCATGCGGTACTCGAGGACGGCGGCAACGTCGGCGGCAACAAACCACGGCTCCCCGTTGACTAGGACCGTGCGTAGTGCCGCGCCCTGGTAGGTGAACGACCCGGGAACCGGCGGCGCGTCGTAGACGACGCGCTCGACAGCCTTCGATGCGCGGCCGGGGTCGGGGATGCCGGTCATGACGCCACCTGCGTATGCGCATCGACGAACCGGACGATCTCGGAGGCGGTCACGCGGCGGTGCGCGCCGATCTGAACCCAGGCCAACTCGCCGGAGGCGAAGAGACGGTAGAGGCTCGCGCGGGAGATGCGCAGTGAGGCCGCGGCCTCGGGGATGGAGAGCAGGGTCGTGTTCATGCCGGCACCTCGTCACCAATGAGGCTCGGGGTCACCCGTGGCCGGTAGGTGGTCGTGATGGAGCCCGGCTCGAGGCCGTACGCCATCTCCAGTGCCGTGAGCAGTTCCGCCGACACCCCTCGGTGACCGTTCTCGATCGCACTCAAGGCGCCCTTAGTGAGCTTGTCGCCGGTGATCTCGTGAACGCGCTCGGTGACGTCGGTCTGCGACTTGTTGAGGGCTAGCCTGAGGGTCTTGAGAGACACGTGGGGCGGAGTTTTCTTCTCCCGCTGCTGGCTGTATCGCCGTCTTGCGGCAATATTGCTTTGCATGCTGCCACGGTAGCGGCAAACCCCTGGTTCGGCAAGCAATTCTGCGGCAAGTTTGCCGTACAGTGCAGAAACACTGCGTTGTAAGTCCGTTAGCAGGCGCGTTACAGCCATGTCGTTTGCCGAGTTGCACTATGGTTTGCCGAAAGTTTTTGGCAACCTTGTGCCATGACAGATACGCGGCCGGACCTCGCACGATTTGGTGCGATCGTGAAGGCGCGACGCGAAGAGCTGGGCCTTCGGCAAGATCAACTCAGCGATCGAGGTGGCCCCTCGACCACCACGCTGACCAAGGTTGAGAATGCGTCCGGCGTACCCGCCGACGTCACCATTCGGAAGCTCGACGTCGCTTTGCGATGGCAGCCAGGGTCAGCCCGGCGCACGCTCCACGGCGGTGAGCCGGAAGTTGTCCCCGCCAACGTCTCTTATGAAGCGCCCGAGTTCGATGAGCAGTCGACCGCCATCACTCGGATGTCTGCCGAGCAAGCGTTCCTCTACCTCGACGACGTCGTCAACCTCCTCGAGTTGCTCTCGGATGAGGACCTGAGCGCGTCGGCGACCGAGGCTGCAGACATCGTGCACTCGGGGACAATGGCCCTGGTGCTCGCCGTCGCTGCCGGCGTGCCGGGAGCAAGGGCTGGCCAACTCGCCGCGAATCGTCTCGGCCAGTTGTCACTTCGCCTCTCTCGCATTCTTTCCGACGAGGACAGGCATGAAGGGAACAGCGCGTCCAGGATCATCGAGCTTCCGTACCGCCTCCGCCCTCGTATGCAGAGCGACCGCTCGGAAGGTGTGGCCGCGCGTGACACCCCCGAGAAGTCAATGGGCAGGCAGCTTCGCGAGGGCCAGGACGCCGACGCCGAGGCCAGCCAGGACAACGATGGGGGATAGCGAATTCCCCTCGCTGAAGGCGACGAAGCTGAGGAAGGTTCTCGAGAAGAAGTTGGGCTACCGGTTCGAGCCTGGGTCGAAGAAGAGTGGCGGTAGCCACTGCTACCTGGTGGCGGAAGGCCGCAAGCGCATACGCTGGGCGTTTCACAACGGTGTGAGTGTGCCGCCGCGATCTGTTAAGTCGGTGCTGGTCGACCAGGCGGGGCTTACAGTTGAGGAAGCCAAGGAGGTGTTGGGCATTGTCTGATCTACACCTGATCATTACCGAATCGGGTGGCTACGGATGGACGTTTGAGTCTCCGCAACTTCCTGAGTTGATCGGCGGACGTGATACCTCCGCCGAAGTGATTGCCGATATCCCAGGCGTGATCGAATGGGCAAAAGAACCGGACGACGTCTTCGACCGGGTCTTCACTCATGAACAGCACTTGATATCCGATCCTGACGGGCGCGATTTTCTCATCCGATTCCTGTTTAGCGGCAGCGATGAGGACTACAACGAGCGCCATGAGACCGCCGGGCGGCTGAACTTCGCCGTGCTGAATGGTCTGGTCACCGATGAGGAATACGGTCTGCACGTTCCAGTTGCCACGACGGGCGAGCGCCTCTACATCTGCGTTGTGGACAGCGACACGCTTGGCTGGATTGAGGACCAACTGCTCGAGCGCGAAGGGTGCTGTGTACTGGCTCAACACCTCGAGGATGGCGCAGTTGTTCACCTGCCCTACGGACGCACGGGAATGCTTCCGAACGGTATCGACACTGGGGCTCTTGGACTGAGTCGACATAGCACCTTCAGTGAGATGAGGGAAGCCGTACTTCGGCGAGAAGTTGAATCGCTGCACAGGACCTATTCGGCGCCAGACGCGGTTCGCGGGTTCGAACACGGTATCGACAATCCGTTAATTACAACAACGTAATTCCTCGTCAGCGAACGATCTTGTCGGAGCCCTCCCCTAGCTTTCGACGGCATGGGGGCATACGACCCGTGGGGGGATCTCAGCCGACGCGCCTATCTCAGCGTGGAATTCATCGATATGCCGACGGGCCGCCGCGGGATCATCGCTGGCGACGTCATCATGATCGACCGACTTCAGCTACAGGTTGAGCGCCGGTCGACTGTCGCGCACGAGCTGGTTCACGACGAGCGCCGCGTCTATCCGACCGAACCTGCTCTGCGCGTCCGCGAAGAGACGCTCGTCGAGCGCACCGCGGCCCGCCGGCTGATCGAGCTGCCCGACCTCGTCGACGCGCTGCGGGCCTGCTCGACCCGATGCGCCGAAACGCTGGCCGACCATCTGTGGGTCGACCGCCCGATGCTCGAAGCCCGCATGAATTCCCTCGACCCGGTTGAAATCGCCGAACTCGAGCACCACCTGGAGGACCAATGGCTGTGGATTCCTTGACCGATATCGACACCGCGATGCTTGCGATCGAGCACGAATGGTGGCCGACTGCCGGCCGCAAGGAGGACGCGATCCGCGACCTTCTCGGGATGACGCCGACGCGGTACTACCAGCGGCTGAACCGCCTCGCCGACAGCCACGCCGCCTTGGCGCACGATCCCGTCACGGTGAACCGTCTCCGGCGGCTGCGCTCTGGGCGATCATCGACCCATGGCTGAGCAACGTCGGCAGCTGCCGCCGCAGATCAAGCGCGTCGAGTTGGGGCAGCGCGCCGGCGGGCGCCCGGTGGTGCGGTATCAGCTGACGGTCGACGTCGGTGTCGTCGATGGGAAGCGGAAGCAGTACCGGAAGCGGTTCGCGACGGAGAAGGAAGCTCGCGAGGCGCTCGACGGGATCCGCGGTGATGTCGCCCGCGGCACCTACGTGCACCCCACCAAGGTGACTCTCGCCCAGGCATGCGAGGACTGGCTCGCCGCAAAGCACGGACTGAAGGCGTCCACGCTGCACGGGCACCGCGTGAACCTCGCCGCGGCGATCGAGGTGCTCGGCGACGTCGACGTGCAGAAGCTGACGAAGCGACACCTCGACGACCTCGTGACCGCGCTGCGCGCCGGCGGGATGCCCTCCCCCACCGGGAAGGTCCGGAAGCCGTGGTCGCCGCGATCGGTGAATTACATGCTCGGACTGTTGACCGCGGTGCTGAAGGATCAGATGCGGCAGGGCCACGTGGTGCGCAACGTCGCCGAGCTGGTGGACCGGATCCCGGCCGACGCGAAGACGGCAGACACGTTCAGCGCGGCCGAGCTGCAGAAGGTGCTCGAGCACATCGACGGCGACAGGTATGCGGTGGCGTGGCAGCTGGCGCTCACCGGCCTGCGGCGCGGCGAGGTCGCCGGACTCCGGTGGAGTGACGTCGACCTGACCGGGCGGACGATGACGGTCGCGTCGACGCGGCTGCGGTTCGGCGCCCACGTGGTGGAGGAGACGCCGAAGTCGGCCGCGAGCCGGCGGACGCTGCCGCTACCTGATCACCTCGTCGCGGCGTTCAAGTCGGCCCGCGCGGTGCAGGCCGCTGACCGCCTGGCGCTCGGCGAGGCGTACCAGGCGTCGGGGTACGTCGTGGTCGACGAGGCCGGTGAGCCGCTGAGCCCGCACGCGCTGACGTCGCGGTGGTCGCGGATGCTGAAGGCCGCCGGCGTTCGGCACATCCGCCTGCACGATGCCCGCCACACGTGCGGGACGCTGATGCACCTCGAGAACGTGCCGATCGCGTTGATCTCTGCGTGGCTTGGGCACGCGTCGAAGGCGTTCACCATGGCGACCTACGTGCACTCGCAGCCGGACGCACTGGCTGCCGCTGCTATGAGCTTCGGCAGGATGGTTGATCAACCATCCTCGGGGTGACGAGCGTAGAAGTCCGCCAGCGATTCGTCGACCTTCGCGACTGGCGTTCCTGCCTCTTCAAGTTGGGCGCGGACCACCCGGTCTACATCGACGGCCCAGGACGCAATTTCTCGAGTGTCGATTCCGCCAATCTCGATGTATTTCCCGGTGTACACCACCCGAGTCGGGCCTTCCTCGGGCATACGATCGCGAAGCATGGCGAGGGACTCTCCCCTCTCAACCTGCTCCCAATGCTCGTCGACGTCTCTCAGCCACTTGAGCACCTTGCGGTCCGGCAACTGCGGCACCGCGACCTTCTTCTGCTCTAGGGCGACAGTGCACTTCCTCAGTTGCGCTGCTGCTAGCACGAATGAGTAGCGGGCCATCGACATGCGCCACACCGTTCCCAAAGTCATCACGCTGGTGGCTTTCTCCAGCTGGTTGCCGAACAGGTAATGACTCTCGGCGGGGCTCTGCAGGATGGTGTTTCGAATGCCACCGTGTTGGCGGGCCTCGGAATACGCCTCGACCGCCTCGCGCAGTTGCTCGTGATAGAGCCCGACCGCGTATGCCCACATGGTGGCGCTTGTGCGGTACTCGGGAACTCCAGGATCGGTCGTCGACATCTCTCTACCTCGCATGCACGTTCGCGCTGAGTTCTGCGCAAGTTGTGACAATCCGTGACAATTGGCCACCGTTCGAACGCAGTCAGGCCCCCTCGAAAGGGGGCCTGACCAGTGTGGCAGGTACAGGATTCGAACCTGTGTAGGCGTTAGCCGACGGATTTACAGTCCGCTCCCATTGGCCGCTCGGGCAACCTGCCGGGATGCACCGATCCCGACCCGGGTTTGGTGCGACTAGCAG